GGAACCGTGCCGACCATCACCGACCCGGCCGTGTTGCCGGTCGCGACGAGCCTGCTCGAATGTTTCGAGACCACCCTCGCCGACGTCGCCGAACCGCCCGAGCATGTGTCGCTGCGGGTCGGCACCCAGATCGAGCTGCTGCTGTCCGAGACACGCGACGAGTGCTGCGAGGGGGTCGGCTGGGTGCGGGTCGTGTCGATCTACCCGTCGGCCCGGTTCCCTGAGCCTGACCTGACGTTCGTGGCGTGCTGGCCGCTGCAGTGGGCGGCGATCCTGGAGCTGGGCGTGGCCCGGTGCGCCCCCACCCCCGAAGCCGATGAGATCCCGTCAAGCGACGACTGGAACGCCCTGGCCGAGGCCATCCTCAACGACGCCGCGGCCATGCGAAGGGCGCTGTGCTGCTTCACCGACCTACAGCCCGACCGGATGTACGTGGCCGGCCTGTGGCAGCCCCTGCCCGTCGACGGGGGCTGCCTGGGCGGCTACATGCAGGTCACCGTGGCCCTCGACGCGTGCGACTGCCCCGACTGATCGTTAGCCCCGACATGCACACCACTGCCCCGCCGCTGGGCCCCGAGGAAGAGGCCGCGGTGATGGCCGCCGCTGACCTGGCCGAGCGGGCCGGGGCGAAAGGCTTCCGCATCGGCTACACCTCAACCACACCGGTCACCTGGTTCGCGGTCGCCGAGTACGGCGGCCAGGCCGAGATCGGGGTACGGGGCCACCCGAACCCGGCGGCGGCAGCGACCGCCCTGGCGAAGCGGCTGCTCACCGGGGCCAAATGCAAATGCGGCGGCCTGGTCGCCCTATCCGTCGACGGGGCCTGGGCGCCGGGCGAGTCGGCCACCATGCTCGACGGGTCCGACCCGTCGCTGCTCCACGACGCCCCCCAGTGCCTGTGGATATTGGAAGGGTCCCGGTGGAGCCCCGGCTGCGACGCCCCGCCGATCAAGCTCAACGCCATCGACCCGGCATCGTGGCCGCCCCGCCCCGGCGGGTGAACCCTCCACGGCCGGCCCCGATCGTGGACAGGTCACCGGCTGGGGCCGCCCACACTTGATGGCGTGCCGGTCGGTTTCAGCCTCACCCTCAACCAGCCAGCCCTGCGGGCGGTGGCCCTCGACGCGGCGGTCAGGCTGGTCACCGACACGACCCGGCGGGTGTTCAACCGGGCCAACGTGCTCACCCCTGTCGACACCGGCAACCTGCGGGCCCACAACAACATGCGGGTCCTGCGCACCGCCACCAGGGTGACCGGTGAGGTGTTCAACGACACCGACTACGCGCGGGCCGTCCACAACGGCAACAAGGCCTACACGATCCGGCCGAAGCGCCGCAAGGCCCTGCGGTGGGTCAGCAAGGGCGGCGACGTCGTGTTCGCGAAGTCGGCCCGGCACCCTGCCCGCCGGGGACGGCCCTGGCTGCTGCGGGCCCTGCAGGAGGTCGCCGGCCCGGCCGGGTTCACGTTGTCGAAGACGGCCTAGGCTCTCGCCGGTGAAACAGACGCTCTACCTGCAGTGCTATGCCCACGTCACGGTGTTCCATCTCGCGGTCTGCGCAGAGTGCGGCGGGCCGAAGGTGGCGCAACCGTTCACCATGGCCGACGACCGCGATACGTGGCTGCGGGACCATGCGACGGCCACCGGCCACCACGTCAGCGAGGCGACCGAGGTCCGGATGGTGACGCCGTGACCGCGAGCGACGCGGCGTACTGGGCGGCGGCCCGCGCCTACGTGCAGGTGGCAGTCCCGGTGCGGCATCGGCGCTCGACCCGGGCGTATGAGCTGGCGGTCGAGGAGGTCACCCAGCTGGTCGCCGAGACGCGGTGGCTTCGGTCCGTCGTCGACGCTGCCTGGGCAACCGCCCAACGCGAAATGGGCATACCGGACAGGTAGGTGCAGGTCAGCCTTTACTGTGTCGTTCATGGCGAATGACACGACGGCGAAGACACCAGCCGCCCGGAAGCGGACCCCCGCCAAGAAGGCCCCCGCTGCGAAGAAGGCCCCCGCCTCCACGAAGGCGACGAAGGCCCCCGCCAAGATGACCGCAACACCTCGCCTGGCCCCGTCACCGCCTAAGGGCTGGTACGCCGACCCGGCCGACCCGCAGGTGCTGCGCTACTGGGACGGCGACGGCTGGAACGACGACCTGGGAACAGTCCGTGCCGATGAGACCCCGCCGGCGACCGCCTCCACCCAGCAGGCCGCGGGAGGTGAAAGTGGCGGGGACGGTGGAGGGGCCGACCCGGGCACGATCACCTTCCGCGGCCGGGTGATGGCCGTGACCCGCCCCAGCGAGGACCAGATGGCCCTGTGGCAACGCATCGCGACCCGGGCGCAGACCTTCCAGCGTGAGAGCCAAACCCCGAAACCGTGCCCGGACTGTCAGGGCACTGGCGCCCTGGCCGAGGAGACTTGCCAGGCCTGCGCCGGCACTGGCGACGCCAACACCCGCACCGCGCTGCGTCTTTTCAACCAGACCATGAACATCATCACGTCGGTGTTGGTCGATGAGGCCGACAAGGACTGGCTTGAGGATGAGCTGGTCGGCGGGGCCATCGACCTGGTCGACGCATCTGAGATTCTCACCCTGACCGTGTCGGCGCTGATCGCCTCACGCCGGCAGGCCGCGCCCCGCACCGGCCCGGCCCCCAAGGCCCGCCGCCGCAAGTAGCCATGGCCGCCACCCTGCTCGACCCGGTGGCCGCGCTGCGTTGCTGGCGCATCGACGTCGACGTCGACGGCACCGTCTACACGATCCCGGCCCTGCCCGCCGCTGAGTGGCTGGTGCCCATCGTGACCGGCGCCTGGGGTGACATCGTGCCCGGTCTGTTACCCGCCGCCGACGCCGAAGCCCTTGACGACCTCATCGCCGCGGCGGCCATCGACCCGGCCGAGCTGCGCCACGCCGCCCAGGCCGCCCTCGCTGAGGCGGCCGGCACCCGCTGGTGGACTGCCCGGGCCCTGGCCGGCGGGATACTGCAGGTCCCCCAGCTCACCGGCCGGCTCCTGGCCCGCGGCCTGGACCCCACGGTCGTGTCGCTGGGCGGCTACCTCACCGCCGCCTACGCCACCGTCGTCGACGGCATGGACCAGATGCAGCGGGCCCGGTTCGACTTGGATTTGCAACGCCCCCCGGTCGGTGTGCCGGCCGACGAGTGGTGGGACGAGGACGCCGCCGCCGACAACTTCTACGCCGCCATGGGCGCCGGCGCGGACCGCTAGGGTGATCTGACGGCAGGGCGCGCAAGCGGGTCGACTTATCCGCGCGGTGACAGCGTCGGCGAACCGGAAGGGGACCCTGACCGTCGGACACCTAACATTGCCGCTCCTATTTGAAGCAGCGGGCCCGGGCGGCACGGATTAGAAGCAGCCGCGCGGTCATGACGTGCGGGGCGGGGTGACCTGGGCCAGGACGGCCGGGTCGATCGCAACCCGGGTGCCGGCCATCGTGATCGGATGCAGCACCGCCCCGGGCCGGGTGTCGACGGCGACGCCGGTGCCGGTGAACGAGTCACGGTCGACGGCGATCACGTAGGTGACGGACAGGTCGACCAGCGGGATGTCCCAGGTGCCTTCGATGTCGCCCGGGCCGCTGGTGCGCGCCCGCCACACCCCCATGGCCGGGTCAGTGGTTTCGACCAGGCCGCCGGGCCAGAACGCGGCCAGGGCCCCGCCGGTGCCGTTGACGGTGAGCCGCCACACCCCGACGATCCTTGACGCGGCCAGCCCAGGCGCCGGCGCTGGGGCCGGGGCGGGGGCGGGTGGGGTTGTCAGATGCTGCCCGGGTCCTGTCAACGTCCGGCAACCGGCCAGGGTCAACACGAGCGCCGCGAGGGCGGCTGTCAGAAGGCGCCTGCCACGCATCGCCACGCTCACCTCATCGGGCTCGGGTGAGGGGGCTACAGGTGTGTCGGGGCCGGCCCCAACGGCGCCAGCGCGGGACGGCCCCGGCCACGCCCACCAGCGTAGGGGCGGGCCCGGCGTGGCAGGCCACGACGCCCCGCCGCGGCTGTCTACAGTGATCTCTCTCCTGCCTCCTCAAGCGGAGTACAGACCCGGGGCCGGCACCCGTTGCGGGGTGTCGGCCCCGGTCATTCAACCCCCGCCGCCCAGTCCACCGCCGCCACGAACTTGAGGTGCCGGTGGGTGGCCGGCCGGTAGTCGCATGTCACCGCCGGGTGCTCGCTGCGTACCCAGCCGCCCGAGGTGCCAGACGGCACCGACCGGGCCCGCTCGAGGGCTGCCTCATCGGCCAGCGACGTGCAGGCCTGCGCCTGGCCGATGTTCAGCTCACGCATGCTGAACTCGTCGGTGCGGTGACCGGGGGCGTTCTGGTGGTGGCGCTCCATCATCGTTTTCAAATCCGGACCCATCGTCGTGGGCACGTCCGGCATCTGGTCGACGGCCAGCCGGAGGGCCGGGTTCCACGGCACCGGCTCACCGGTCAGCCAGGCCGCCCACTGGACCGCGGCGAAGGCCTCGCCCGGGCCGATGATGTGGTTGGTGCCCAGCGTCTCACCGGCCCGCCGGGCCACCCAGCCGCCGTCGTCGTGGTCGTACGTCACGGTCATGTCCGATTCGTCCATTCCGCCACCGTACCCTGCCATGACTCCATAAGGTTCATTATGATGTCGTGTCATGGTAGTGTGATGACGACCCAAACCCACCCCTGGAAGGACCCGACCCACCATGGTCAACGACCTAGCTAACCCCGGGCCGGACGAAGGCCTAGTGATAATCGACGACCCGCAGATGGACCTGGACGAGGCCGAAGCTCGCCGCATTCAGGCTGCCGTGAACGACTGGTGGGCCTCGACCGCACCGGTCCGCCAGGCCTGCCAGGCCGAGGGGCTGCCGGCGGTGATGTCATGACCACCGCCGACACCGCCGCACCCACCGACCGGATGGCCGCATTCTGGCAACGTGCCCGGGACCACCATCTGGCTGAGGTGAAGCAGGGCAAACACGACGCCGACTGCGAATGGCACTCCCGGAGCATGTTGTGCCACTGCTCGAAACGACGTCGGATCGCCGCCGGTCACACCGAACCACCCGGAGAACTGCTCTACCGCAACCCGCTGTGCCCGCGCTGCTACGACGAGGTCAGCCACGACGGGGACAGCTTCGTCTGCGCCGGCTGCTGCGTACGGTGGGATCCCACCGACTACGGCGACCAGGGCACGTTCACCGACGACTACGGCGACCTGAACAGGCCGGCCGAGGGGGCGCCGGTGGTGATGTCGTCGTGAGCGCGGAAACCTACATCGACCCGGATGGCGAGGAGCGGCCGGCCGAGCCGGCGCTAGACGCGCTCACCGCAGCGCTGAGGTCCTTCGGTCGAGCCACCCTGCCCGCCGGCTTCGACGAGAGCGTCGCCACCTTCGACGAGATGATGGCTGCCGTCGATGCCATGCCCCAAGAAGTAAAGGACGACCTCGCCGATGAGGCCGCCAGGGCCGACACCTCTGCCCCGCACCGTGTGGTCGACATCCACGATCAGGGCTGGTACCTGACCGGCGACGGTCTGTACCACGCCGACTACGGCTCCAGCCGCGGGCTGGAGCCGCTGACCCTCGATGAGCTGACCGCCCAGCGGGGACCGTGGCGGCCGGTGGAACCGGTCACCGACGCCGACGAGAAGCTGATCGTCGACGCGCTGGTCGAGGCCGGGCAGAAGGCCGCCGGGTCGGTCCTGGTCGCCCTGTACGCCCTGTTCCGCGCCGAGGCTAAGGCCAACCCGGTCGGGCCCGGTCGGTTGCTGTCCGGACGGGAAGGGTCATGGGAGTCGGCCGGGCTGCGGCACCTCGCGTGGGACGTCGGCTCGCAGATCGCGGAGAAGCCGTCCCGGTTCCACCAGATGACGTCGCTGCGCCTGGTCGACGTGATCGAACGGTGGGTGACCGACCCCGAGCGGTACACGGAGGTCGCCGAAACGTTGGCCTACATCTTCGGCCACGTCGCCGACGCGGCCGGCGGCTGGGACAAGGTCGCCGACCGGCACCTTCAGCCCGGCACCCGCTGGTCGCAGAACGGCGCCGCCCAGGTCTACGGGTACCTCATGTCGACCGCCGCCACGCTCGACACGGGGCGGCTATGACCATGACGGCCCCCGAGACCCCCCGCTTGATCGCCAACACTGACCAGCCGCTGCGGCACCCCTGGCCGGCTGACTGCTACGTGCAGGGCGGCGGCCACGGGATCGTCTTCCAACGCGGGGGCGGCAGCTACCGGACGGCGTTCGTTGAGGCCTTCCCCGGCACGTTCCTGCGCGGCGAGGGCCGCACCGTCGCCGACGCTGAGGACGCCTGCTGGGCCAAGTACCAGACGATGCAGGCCTGCCCCGCCGCCCCCGACCACGGGCCGTTCGAGGCGCGGGGCTACACCAACGGGGCCGGGTTCTGCACCCGCTGCGGCGGCTGGTTCGCCAGGGTCCTCCCACCCCAGCCCGAGCAGGGCGACGTCCGGCCCAACTCGCTGCTGCACCGTGCCTTCACCGGCGACGTCGACGCCGCCGTCGAGGCCATCGGCACCTACCTCGACGCCCAAGACAGGGGATGAGCACAGATGGATCTGGCCACGTTGGAACTGGACCCCGAAGAGGCGAAAGCCCGCCTCGACGAATACACGACCGGCCTGCGGGGCGAGCGAACCGCCGAAGACCGGCTGCTCGCCATGGCGTACCGGGCCGCGGCCCGGGGCCTGCCCATCATCTCGCTGTCCCAGTCGGTCAGGGCCGGCGGCTACTTCGAAGACAGTTGTCTGCCCCGTATCGCGATCGCGCGGGCCGACGCGAAGACGTGCACGGTTGAGCGGGGCTGGGCCGGGCGGGAGGTGACCTACACCGACGAGTACGCCAGCGGCCGGCCGGTCACCGCTGCGGTCGGCGCTAACCACGTCATCGTCCGGGACCTCGAGTTGCCGGAAGGCCGACACCAGTGGCGGGGTACGACGGTTGTGCCGCCCGTACCGCCCAGGCACCGGCCGACCCGCCGCAACGCCCAGCTCCGCTCCCACCACATCCTGTGGGAGGTCGAGAAATGGGACCCGACCCCGCCGCGCGACCCGGCGCTGCTGACCCACCTGCGGGGCGACCTGTGGATCGTGCTGGCGGTATGGGACTTGACCGACCTGGAACGGCTGGTGCTGGGCCAACGGGCCCCGGTGACCCGATGACAGCCGGGACCGCTGACATCAAGGACAGCCTGTGCCGCCGGGCGGTCGACCTCCAACACGGCATCGACCAGACCCTGGACCAGCTCGACGGGCCTGCGGTGCTACTGCGGGCCTGTCTACGCGGCGAGATCGAAGGGCTGCGCTATGCGCTGTGTCTGGCGCTCGGCATCGACCCGGTAGCCGACCCGTGGGCGCCGACGAAGGAGGGCCCGGCCGACGACTACGTCCGGGCCTGGCACAACGAACACTGCCGACACTCCGACTGTGAGGGCCCGTGGTGACCCGCGACCTGGTGCCGGTTCGTGAGCCGGCCGACAACGACCGGCTGAACGAGTTGACCAACGACTGGCTGGTCGCCCGGCTCTCCGAGCACACCAAGGACGCCTACCGGCGTGACCTCGCGTCGTGGTTGAAGTGGTGCCGGACCAACGAGGTCTACCCGACCGATGCCCGGCACCGGCACGTGTCGTTGTGGCTGGGATCGCTGACCCACGAGTCCGGGTCGACCCGGGCCCGGCGACTAGCTGCGGTGTCGTCGTGGTACGGGTGGCTCATCCGGGAGGAGGCCACCGACCGCAACCCGGCCCTGCTCGACCGGGCCGAGCGGCCCAAACCGGCACCGCGACGGGCCCCGGCCCTGTCGGACGGGCAGGTGGAGAAGCTCCTCGCCGCGGCCCTGGCCGACACACCCCGGGCCGCGGCGATCGTGTGGCTGCTGTTGACCACCGGCATCCGGGTCGGGGAGCTGGTCGCCGCGAACGTCGGCGACATTGGCCTGGACCGGGGCATGACGGTGCTATACGTGCGGGGCAAGGGCGGCCGGACCCGGCTGGTCACCATCGCCCCCGGCACCCTGGCCCGGATTGAGGCCTACCTGGCCGACCGAACCGACCTGGACCGGCTGCCCGCGTTGCCAGGCCAGGTCGCCGCCGGTGACCGGCCGCTGGTCGCCACCAGGACAGGCCGCCGCATCCACCGGACCGCGGTGCGGCTGCTGCTGCGACGCCTGGCCGCCGAGGCCGGCCTGCCGGAGCGGCTCATCGCCCAGCTCACCCCCCACACGACCCGGGCCACCCACATCACGACGGCCCTCGACGGCGGTATGCCCATGGGTGACGTGCGCCGCGCCGCCGGGCACGCCTCGATCGTCACGACCGACATGTACGACCGGTCACCCAACTCGCCCGAACGCAGCCCCTCATGGCAGCTGGAAAAGCGGTGGCACACCGCCCGCATCGAAGCCGAAGGAGAAGCCTCATGACCGGCCGAACATTGATCAGGTGGCTGTGATGGCCGCCGGGTGGACCATCAGCAGTCCGGCCCGCTGCCCGTCTGACGCGGCCTACATCGCCGAGCTGGAAGACGCCGTGGTCGCCGCCGCGGTCGTCGTGTTCGGCGGCGGCTCCGGCCCCGAGCCGATCGACCTGTTGACCGAAGGCCTCCACGAGATGGCCGAACGGATCGTCAGTACGGTGCCCCGCCTGGCCCAGGCATGGCGGCCGTCGTGAGCGCCGCCGGCGAGGAGCCCACCGTCGACGCCCAGTACGTGAGCGGCGGCGGCGACGAGCTGGGCCGCCGGTACGCCGAGTTCCTGGCCCTCATCGAGGCCGCCCAGGCCGGGCAGAGCCGCGCCGGTGAAGTGGCCCGGGCTGACCTGCCCACCGTTCCGAGAAAGGCCCTGCCATGATCTTCGACCGGTTGGCCCTGGCCGGCTCCTTCCTGGGCGTCGTCGCCCTGTTCGAGTTCGCCTGGTTAGTCGCCCGCCGCTACCCGACCAGCTGGGCCATCCCGGTCGTGTACGGGCTGGGGGTCACCTGGGCGGCCGGCTGCACGGCCCTGTTCACGATCCAGGCGATACGGCAGCCCACCGTTGGGGGTGTCCTGCTCGCGGTGGCCTGGCTGGTTGCTCTGGCGTTGCTGGCGCTGCTCGCCACCGTGGCGACCCGGTTCATGCTGATGCGCCGCAACCTCGCAGCCCGGCAGATGGTGCCCTTCACGGCACTCCTCGGCCCGGTCGACAGGCCGTCCGACGACGGGCGGATGCTGCTGGCCGGCGACTGGCAGGTGCAGGAGGGCGGTGGGGCGCCCCTGTTCACGGTCGAACCCGGACGGCGCAGCCCCACCAAGGAGGAGCTGATCGGGGTGGTGCAGCGGGTTTGGCTGGCCGACGGATCCCTCATGGCGGCAGGGCTGGTCATGGCCGGGGCCCGCCTCGCCGGGCTCAAACCGGAGATGGCGATAACGCCCCGCCACCCCGACGGGCCTCACGACCCGAGCCACATGCTGGCCGGGTGGCCCATGCAGTTCGAGCCGGGCGCCGACGGGCAGCTGCTGTGCGTGTTCCCGGCCGGTGTGGTCACCTCGGTACTTATGGGGCCACAGCCGGCCTTCCCCCACGTGTGGCTGGCGGTCGACCCGGAGGTGTCATGACTCTGGGCGGCGGCGGGTGGCGACCAGGATGGCGGAGCCGACGGTCAGCAGCGCCATGGCAACCCAGAACAGGGGCCACGCCTGGCCGGGCCCCGTCACGGGCAAGGTCCGCATCGCCGACGTTGACGTCACCACCACCGGTGTCGTCGGCGCCGCCGTGGTCTGGGTGACCTCGGGGGTGGTGGGTGATGGCGTCGGTGTCGGGGCGAGGAGCTGGCTGTGTGTCGTGGTGGGTGGCCCACCGGCAAACGACTGGCCGCCGGTGCCGACACCCGCCACCAACGTGAACCCGGCAAACACGACCACCAGGACCACACCGCCCACCACGGCCAGCACGGCCAACGTCTTACGTACCATCGTCCAACCCCCCTCAGCGCGATCAACTACTTGAGCAACGAGGAGACCGTGTGCGGCGGCTGCTGATCTGGTCTGAGCGGGGCTGGAAACATCGGCTGGCCATGATGGCCGGCCTGCTGGTCACCTCGGCCGGGGTGGGGTGGGTGATCAGCGCCGTCGGCGGTGTCACCGCGGTCATGGTCGGGCTGCTCGTCGCTGCGCTCGTCCTGGCGTTGATGGTCGCGACGCTGCCCACCTACCCGCCGCCGCGGTGGATCGACGAGCAGCGCCAGGTCGCCCCGGACCGGCTCCGGCCGGCACCATGTGCCCTGTGCGGCTACGACTGCATCCCGGGCGGCTTCTGGACGCCGGTGCCGGGCTATCTCAACGTGTTGATGCACACCATGGGGTGCGGGCCCACACTGCCCGGAGAGGAGCCCCTGGCGGTCCCGACCCACCGGCGTGAGCTGGGCGGCCGGTACGTGCCGATCGAACCGGCCGGCTAGGACCGCCACCACCGGTATGCGACCGCGACCGCGAGCAGCAGCAGCCCCAGGTACAGCCAGCTGATCGTGCCCAGGTGGATGTTGAACAGGCCGGCGCCGAAGCTGACCGCGGCGACGATCGCGAGCACGACTGCGGGCATGGCGGATCTCCCTACGGCTAGTTTGCTGCTAGTTGCGACCAAATTAGCCGGTGGCCACCGTGGGCCGGGCCGGGCCGGTCGCGATCACCACGTCATGGTCATGGGGCACTAGGACCGCGCCGCCCCCGCCGATGGTGGTGAGGTCCGGGCCGTACGTGTCGTTGGCCAACGCCGAGGTGACCCGGTCGTCGTCACCTGGGAACGGCAGCCCGGTGGCGGCCATGACCAACTCCAGCTGCTTGGGGGTCAGCCAGCGGCGGGTCGCGTAGTCCGTGACGCAGACCTTGTTGGGCGGTTCCTCATCCGTGACGATGATCAGCTTGGGCATGGATGCCTCCGGGTTCAGGGCGGCCGCGACCACCCGCAGAACATGGTCGCGCGGGAAGCCTGCGCCCGGGTCGGTGTGGGTGGTGCCGCCGAACGCCTCGCGCAGGTCGTTGTGGGTGGTGTGCCCGGGCCGGTGGGCTTTCAGGTCGGCCACGGTGCACCACCGGTTCGGGATGTGCCAGCGGGTCATCGACGCCGCGACGATCGGGGCCAGGCGGGCGAACATGGCCCGGCCGAACGGGTCGAGCCAGTCGGCTCGGGACTGGCGGGCGAATCCGGCTAGCTCGATGTTCACGCCCCGGTAGTTGCCGGGCCGGTTCCCGACGGTCCAGGCCGAGTCGTCCTCGTCGACACACTGGATGTCAGAGTTGTCGTCGCCGCAGAGGTGGGCCGACACGGCCCGGCCGTCGCTGGGGTTGGCGAAGTAGGCGGCGGTCGACTCGGCCCGGGCCGAGTGTTCGGAGGCCTCCATCGAGTGCCACACGATCCACAGTGGAGGCCCGTCGGGGCGGCCTTTGGTGTAGCCCTGCGCCTGGACGAACGGGAGCCCTGGGTGGTCGTTAGACGTCGCCACCGGCCCGCTCCCCCACGACCTCCACCAGGTATTCGCCCATGGCGGCCCGCTCCGGATCGTCGGTGACCACCCGGGTCGAGGGCTCCCCGACCGGGGTGGACCCGGCCCGGGTGACGACCTCATACCAGTCGGCGAGGGCCTCGCTGAGGGCCTGCTCGAGTGGCACCGTTTCGGGGAATCCGATCCGCAACCGCAGTCGCGCCACGGCCTGCCCTCCCTTCACCGGCTAAACCCAGTGTCACCCGCCCGGACCGGACAGATGGGCCCTAATGCCGCGGCGTCGCCCGTAGGTAGGTGATCGGCAGGCGAGTAGGGTCTGGGATTCCGACCCGTGGCATCGATACTCAACGTCACGGGGTAATCACCTATTGAACTGGATCGGAAAGGCAGGGCAGAACACGTGGCATGGACCAGGGTGTGTGATGTGACCCACCTGGCAGGCGACGTCGAAGACGTCGCCGTCGCGGTGGGCGACCGGACATGGAATCTGGATCTCGGGCCGGGCGGGCGGAAGCTCGTCGAAGAGGCCATCGACGCGGCGATCAGGGCACTGACCGACGGCGTCGCCGACCGCGGCGACCTGGGCCCGGTCGCGCTCGACGACCCGCCGGTGGCCGCGGTCGCGGCGCCGGCGAAACGGGTGCCGCAGCCACGCAAGGCCGGGGCCAAGAAGAAGGCCGCTAAGAAGGCCGCGGCCGCACCGGCTGATGAGCTGCGTACCAGCTTCACCGCCGATGAGCGGGCCGCCTGCCGGCTCTACGGGCAGCGACACTTCCGGGTCCTTGACCTGCCCCGCTTGCCCGGAGGCAGCGGGCAGATTTCACGCCAGCTCGCTGAGGCGTGGGACGCCGCGGGCCGCCCCGACCTTCGGCAGACGTAACCTCACCGCCCGGTGCGGCAAGGTTGCCGACCCGGGCCCAGGCCGGGCCTTTACTGTGGGCCGTAATGCCCGGGGCGTCACGTCTCCGTGCAGGTCCTGTCAGTTCGGTTCGGTTTCGGTTCGCCATCGGGTGCCGCCCCCTGTATTGCCTCCGGGGGGCGGCACCTTGTGGTCGGGGGGGGGTCAGCCGCGCCGGCCGTACTTGCGGCGGCGCAGGACCGTTGCCAGCCGGGCCAAAGCGGCCGGGACTTCGATCATGACGTCACGCGATGGGGGAACGTCGCCGACCAGCATCGGGTCCTGTCCCCTGATCCGCAGGACGCAGCGGGCCTGGCCGGTGAGCATCTGCAGCCGTACCGCGCGTATCTCCATCCGGTCGGGTTGGCGCCACACCTCCCGCCGGTTGGCCACGTCGAAGACCCGTTCCCGGCCGGCCCGGTCGTCGGGCTGGTAGCTCAGCATCCACGCCTCAGCGACCAGCACGAACCCCATCAACGTCCGGTCGACCTCATGTAGGTGCTCCTCGAAAACGTTGACCAGCTCGACCGGGTGTAAGAGCTCCAGGTCCGGGCCCAGCTTGCTTTTGACCATGGCGATGCTGCTCAGGCTGGGGCTGGCGCCGGCCAGGTGGCCGTTGTCGTGCAGCCACCACCACTGGTTGGGTGCGTCGCGTTCGCCGCCCCAGCCGGCCTCCTCGGCCACGGCTTCGGCCCGTAACGCGATCGCGGCGAGCACGTCCTCGCCGGGTGGGCACACTTCCAGGCCGGCGGTCGGCGGCAACGTCACGTGTCGGCTCCTTGGAGGCTGCGGGCCTGGGCCAGCCACCGGTAGACAGTCGGGTTGATCGAGACACCCCACAGGTCCGCGACGGCCTGGGCGCCGCCGCCGGGGCGGGCTGTGGCGACCGCCCACTGGTGAACGATCAGGACCCGGTCCCAGTGTTCGGGCGGCCATGACCGGCTGCCCCGCGGTTTGGGTGTGGCCAGCATCCGGTACCAGGCCTCATTGGGGTGGGTGTCGGGGGCGGCTGCGGCGAGCTGGGCGGCCGCGACGTGGAGCAGCTGGGTTGTGGGCAGGCGGGCCAGGCGGGCCGCTGAGATCGGCGACGCGGCCGGGCGGGCATCGACACGTAGCCGGGTGATGTAGCGGCGGCCGCGGCGGTCGACCCCGACCCACACCCGCACCAGCCACGGTGAGGCCGGGTCGTCGAACAGGACGGAGCCGCCCCCGGCGGGTGAGATGCGGGCCTGGTCGATGTCCAACGGGCGGGGCACGACGGGTCTGGCCCGGGTCGTCATGGCCACCAAATGACTGTACCCGCTTCGCCCCTTTCGTGCGGTTAGGTCCGGTTGCCGGCTGACGATCGGGTGCGTGACCCGTCCGTTGGGCAAGGCGACCGTGCAGGTCACCGGTGAGGTTGCGAAAACCTTCGCCGGTGACGTCGAGCGGGAGCTGAACAAGGCCCTGCGCGGCGTGCACGTCGACACCGCTGCCCTGGCCACGAAGATCTCGGCCGGGGCCCGGGCCGGGGCCGACCAGTCCGGGCGGGCCCTGGACGGTCTGGCCTCAGACGTCGACCGGGCCATGGGCAAGATCAGCCGGGAAGCCACGGAGGCCTTCGCCCACACGGCCGCGTCGGGGGCCGCGGCCGCCGGCAAGATCGGGGCCAGCTTCCAGCTCGGCGGTGAGGTGTCCGAGCGGGCCCTGTCCGAGCTGGACCGCACCTCGGCCCGCGAGTTCCAGCAGATCGCGAACAAGGCCGGCGCCGCCGCCGCGAGCACCTCGACCCGGTGGGTGGCGGCCTGGTCGGTCATCAAGGGCGCCGCCCTGGCCGCCGGCACCGCCGCCGTGGCCGGGTTGAGCGCCCTGACCGCGTTCGGGTTGAAGAGCGCCGCGGCCCTGGAGCAGACCCAGATCGGGCTCGCGTCGCTGCTCGGGTCGGCTGATGCGGCCAAGGCGTTCAGCGCCCAGCTGCAGGAGTTCGCCGCGGCGACCCCGTTCCAGTTCGCTGACGTCGCCGACGCGAGCCGGCGGATCCTGGCGTTCGGCTCCGCGGTCGGCATCGCCCGCGACCAGGTCATCCCGACGCTGACCACCATCGGTGACCTGGTCGGTGTGCTGGGCGGCACCAGCGAGAACATCCAGTCGGTCATCAGGGCCCTGGGTCAGATGGCCTCCAAGGGCAAGGTCAGCCAAGAAGAGATCTTGCAGTTGAGCGAGGCCCTGCCCGGGTTCAACTCCAACGCCGCCATCGCCAGCGCCTTGGGCCTGTCGGTGTCCGACAGCCTCAAGAAGATCACCGCCGGTGGGGTTGACGCCCGCACCGGCATCAACGCCCTGCTGACCGGGATGGCCAAGTTCCCCGGCGCCGCCGGGGCGATGGTCGCCCAGGCCAAAACCCTCAACGGGGTCTGGTCCACTTTCAAGGACACCGTCGGCATCGCGTTGACCGACGCGTTCACTCCGATCATCCCGACGATCAAAGACACCCTGACGGCGGTCACGCCGATCATCGGCGACGCGATCAAGGTGCTGGCCCCCGCCCTGGGCGGCTTCCTGGCCGGCATCCTGCCCCTGCTCGCCGAGGCCGTGAAGGACCTCTCACCCATCTTGGGGATCTTCGTCAAGCTGGCCACGACGGTCCTGACCGCGTTGGCACCCGCCATGAGTGCCCTGGCCCCGGTCGTGCAGCGGCTGCTCGAGGGGCTACAGCCGCTGGCCGTCGCGATCGGCGACTTCTTGGCCAAGGCCATCCAGTCGTTGATCGACTCGGGTGCCCTCGACGAGCTGGTCACCGAGATGATCGATCTGGTTCCGGCCTTGATCGACCTGCTGGTCGCGTTGACCCCGCTGCTACCGCCCCTGGCCGACCTGCTCGCCCTGATCATTCAGATGCAGCGGCCAGGCATCCAGCTGTTGGCCCTGCTGGTGCACCTCGGCACCGCCGCGTCGCCGAAGCCGGTCCGGGACTTCGCCGACAGCATCGCCGGGCTGCTGCACACCTTCACCCAGTTCTCGAAGGTCGCCTCCGACATCACCAACTGGCCCAAGATTTTCAGGGCCGACATGGTGAAGGTCGGCCCGGTAGTCGACAAGGTCACCTCCGCGGTCGGGAACTTCTTCGCCGGCGTCGGCCGCTTCCTGGCCGCCATCCCGGGGAAGGTCGGCGGGTTCCTGGCCTCGCTGCCCGGCATCGTGGGGGGCGCGTTCAAGGCCGCCGCCGACGCCGCCCTCCACGCGATCGGCTTCGGCATCGGGCTGATCCTGGGTGAGCTGCTGGCCCTGCCCCAGCTCATCGGGCAGGCCATCAGCCGGATCCCGGAGACGGTCGGTTTCGTGTTCGACGCGGTCGTCGCCGCGGCCGCCGCGGGCCTGAGCCTCCTCGTCTCGACCGTGACCACGTTCGTGCAGCGGATCCCCGAAACCCTGTCCATCGCCTGGAACGCGATCACCACCGGGGTGTCGACCGCCCTGGCCCGGGCCCGTGACAACGCCATCGCCGCCCTGTCCGCGATCGTCACGTTCGCGTTGTCGGTGCCGAGCCGGATCGCGAACCTGGCCGGGGCCATGTTCGACGCCGGACTCGCGATGATCAAGGGCCTGTTCAGCGGCCTGGGTCAGGCGGGCGGGTTCGTCGGTGACCTGGCCTCCCGCATCGTTGCGGCGATCAAGGGCCTACTCAACAAGGTCATCTCCGGTATCAACTCCGGCATCGCCCAGGTCGACGACGCCCTGCCCGGCATCTCCCTGCCCCGCCTGCCGTCGCTGGACACGGGCGGGTTGACCACCCGCGGCGGTGTGGCCAACCTGCACCCCGGCGAGCTGGTCCTGCCGCTGGAGGACCGGCGGGCCATCGACCTGCTCGCCCGGGCCATGTCGGTCGCCACGACCGGGTCGGCCAACACCGCCGGCACCCCGGTCGGTCAGGGCACCCCCGCCTTCGACGTGCGGGTCTTCATCGGCCAAACCGAGCTGACCCAGCTCGTCGACACCCAGATCACCGAACGGAACCGCACGACCAAGGCCCGGGTGCTGGCCGGAACAGGACGCCGATGAGCGACGAGCAGCCCGACGACGGTGAGGGCTACGAGCTGGTGATGCCGTTTGTGGCTACCGAAAGCCACGGCGGCCCCTACGACGACCAGGCGTTCGTGGCCGGCTACGCCACCGCCCAGCTGGACCAGGTGCTGCGCCTGGCGGCGGCGGCGCAGGTGTCGGCGCTGACCGCCACGATCCGGGTTGAGCTGGCCGGCCAGCTTGACCTCATCGGCATGCGGTGGGGCTACGGGCTGGTCGTCGATGAGCAGTCCGACCATCCCGGCTGGGCCACCGCCGCCTTCACCCACACCCACGGGGGGCCGGTGTGACCGTCACCTTGACCTACGACGACACCCTGTCCCGGGTCAACATCGTCGCCGACGCCCTGGCCGCCGCGGACACGGCTCTCATCGAGCGGTCCACCGACCAGGTCCTGTGGACCACGGTGCGGGGCGGCGACGCCGTCCCGGTCACCTCCTACGCCCAGGCCACCGACGACTACGGCCGCACCGTCGCCGCCGGGTCGTGGGGTACCGCCACCACCGGCCAAATCTGGTCCGTGATGTTCGGCGGGGCCGGGCAGCTGTCCGTCAACGGCAGCCAGGGCATCATCGCGATCGAGGCCGTCAACGCGACCCGGGCCGCGATGCTGCCCTACAGCCACGTCGACGTCGACCTGCTCGCCGACGTGCTCATCCCGGTCGTGCCGGCCACCTCATCGATCCGGAACCTGGTCTTTCTGCGGCGTACCGACAACTCGAACTACTACGTCGCCCGCATCGACATCACCACCGCGTCGGCGGTGCAGGTCAACCTTCGCAAGAACCTGGCCGGATCAGAGAACGACGTATCGGGCGGCGCCACCGTCACCGTGCCCGCCCTCACCGCATCGACGACGGTGCCGCTGCGGGTGCGGGTCCAGATGCGCGGTGCCATGTTCCGCATCCGGGTGTGGCTGTCCAACGCGGTCGAACCGACCACCTGGCACCTGACCGCCTCCGACACGGCGGCCAGCTTCTCCTCCGGCACCCACATCGGCCTGGGTGGGCTGCTGGTGGCCGGCAACACCAACACCCTGCCCGTCAACCAGGCCTGGGACAACCTGGTCGTGTCGACCCAGTTCGAGGCCCACCTGTCCGACTACGAGTTCGACCCCGACGTCGTCAACTACTACCGGGTGCGGGGCGTTGAGGCGTCGCCCATCACGTTCATCGGGTCCGGGGCCACCGTGAACGACGCCAACGCCGCCGGCACCTCGACCCTCGCCCCTGCCCTGGCCGCCGGGCTGGTGACCGGCGACCTGATGCTGTTGTCCGCCAACATCCGCAACTCCGGCGCCGGCGCTGTCGCCACCCCCACCGGGTGGACGTCGCTGCTCCAGTCCGGGAACTGTGCCCTGTTCGGCCGGCTGTACGTGACCGGCGACGCCGCCCCCACCGTGTCATTCACGGGTGGGGTCGCTAACGCCACCATCACCGCGAAGACCTTCGCGTTCCGGTCGGCGGCCCTGTCACCGCTGACCACCGCCGCCCAGCTCAACGGATCAACCACCGACATCGCCTACCCGGCGGTCACGGTCACCCAGAACGGGTGCGTGCTGGTGGCGGCCGGGTGGCGGCAGGACGACTGCACCTCGGTCGCACCGATCGCGACCTTCACCGAGCTGCAGGACGTCGCGGTCACCGCCGGCGACGACGTCCACGTCACCCTCGACTACCTGATCGAAACGACGGCCACCAACCTGGCCTCCGGCGCCTGGGTGTTGACCGGTGCGGTGGCCGCGATCAGCCGGGCCCTCATGGCCGTGTTCGAACACGCCGACTACCTCAACTCGCAGACCGCGTCGATCACCCCAACCCTCGACAGCGTCTGGATCAAGTCGATCGCCCGGCCCTTCCTCAACCAGAAGGTCACCCAGGTGTACCGGGACGACCGGCCCGTGGTGCGCCCAGCCCGGGCCGGGATCTTCGACGTGGTCGGGCGGACCCTGCCAATCGCGGTGTCGACCGTGCGGGCCTCGCGCCGGTGGACGATGTTCCTGCGCACCACCACCGCCGTCACCGCCGAAAACCTCGACCTGGCCCTGGCCTCCGGGGACGTGCTCCTCATTCAGGCCCCCGCAGCGTGTGACACCGAAACCGGGTACGTGTCGGTCGGCGACACCACCGTCACCAGCCACCCCCTGCGGCCGCTCAAAAAGACCTTCGCCCTGCCCATGACCGAGGTCGCCCCGCCCGGCCCCGACGTGGTGGGTGCCACCTCGACGTGGCAGTCGGTCCTCAACGCCTACGCCACCTGGGCCGACGTGCTCGCCGCGAATCTCACCTGGGCCGACCTGCTCACCCTGATCGGTGACCCGTCCGAAGTGATCGTGTCGTGAGGCCCGTATCGGCTGCGTTCCTGGAAACCCTGCGCGGCAGCCACACCATGACCGCCCAGGCGAAGGTGCTGTCCACGTTCCAAACCGGCACGGACCCCACCGGTACCGAGGTCGACATCATCGACGGGTCGGTGGTGCTGGACGGGGCCGCCGACGTGCGGTCCGCATTGGACTTGACCACCGACGGGACAGGCCTGTGGCCCGACCAGGCCAGCGACCTGTTCGCCCCGTACGGCAACGAAATCTTCGTCCGCCGCGGCATCGAGTACGGCAACGGCACCATCGAGTGGTGCTCGCTCGGCTACTTCCGGATCCAAACCCCGGAGCAGGACGCCCCGGTCGACGGGCCCATCCGCATCACCGGCATGGACCGGATGCAGGCCATCATCGATGGCCGGCTCATCGCCCCCATCCAGTTCACCGCCGCCACCACCTACGGCACCGTCGTGTCCCAGCTGATCACGGCCGTGTACCCGTCGGCGACGATCCAGTGGGACGACGCGACCAACGCCACCGCCGTCGGTCGGGCCCTGATCGCCGAAGAAACCCGGTTCGAGTTCCTCGATGACCTCATCGCCTCAGTGGGGAAGATCTGGTACTGGGACCACCGGGGCATCCTGGTCATCACAGCCCCGCCGTCAACGACCACCCCGGTGTGGGAAGTGAACGCCGGCCAGGACGGGGTGTTGGTGTCGTCGAGCCGGAAGCTGTCACGGGAGGGCGTGTTCAACGCGGTCGTCGCCTCCGGTGAGGCCACCGACACGGCCACCCCGGCCCGGGCCGTCGCGATCGACAACAACCCCGCCTCGCCGACCTACTACTACGGCCGGTTCGGGCCGGTGCCCCGGTACTACACGTCGCCGTTCCTGACGACCGACGCGCAGGCCCTGTCAGCCGCCCAGTCGCTGCTGCAGCAGAACCTGGGCCTGCCCTACAACGTCGAGTTCAAGTCCAGCCCCAACCCCGCCCTCGAACCGTACGACCCGGTGCAGATCCGGTTCGCGACCTCGACCGGCACTGAGATCCACGTATGTGACCGCATCACGATCCCCCTCACCGAGCGGGAACCGTTGACCGTCACCACCCGCGAGCAGACCACCGTGCTGATTGGACACTTGTGATGGCCGACGACCTGGAGCAGCTGTTCGCGCCGCCGCTGGCGAGCCCCTCGCAGGACATGCGATACAGGCAGGGCGTCATCCTCGCCTTCAACCAGATCACCCTGCAGAACACGGTCCAGGTCGGCGGGTCGCAGTTCACTGACCTGCCCATCCTGGGGGTCGGTGAGTCCACCCTGCTCGCCCCCGGCGCCGTGGTCGGCGTGATCTCGGTCCTGTCCGAACGGGGCGTGGCCACCTGGGCCATCATCGGGCGCATGGTCATCCCCAACACCGCCGACGCCTTCAACGCGATCAGCCTGCTGTCGGCGTGGGTCGCGACCAGCTCCATCACCACCCAGGAAACGACCAACTCGGCGACCTACGTCGACCTCACCACCCCCGGCCCGGCGGTCACGGTCAACGTCCGCCAGACCGGCCGGGTGCTGTTGCTGTTCTCATCGCAGATCCAGTTCATCGACCTCGACCCCCTCGACAACGGCGGCGGCGCCGTCACGGTCGCCCTCACCGGCGCCAACACGCTAACCGCCGCGGCGGCCGAAACTACGATCCGGGCCACCATGACGTTCGGCGCCAACCTGGGCGGCTCAGACACCTTGCAGGGCACCTACACCCAGAGCGTGGTGCTGGAAGGCCTCAACTCCGGATTGACCACGTTCACTATGAAGTACAAGGCCAACTCCGGCGAGAACACCGACTTCGGGCGCCGCACGCTGACCGTCATCACCCTGTGAGCGGAGAAGACCCCCCGCTGTCATGACAGCGAAATGACGACCGGGGCCGGAGCCGTTCCGGCCCGCGCGGGCCGGGGCCTGCGGCACCGTCAGACCCGTGGCAACCACACCCACCTACGGCTGGCCGTACCAGACGCTGTCCGACCGGCCTGACGGGCCGAACCTGGGCGAAGATCTGGCCCTGGCCATCGAGGCCACCGTGGTCGCCCTGGCCGCCCGGGTGTCGACCCTCGAGACGACGGTCAACACGACCCGCATCCCGCAGCAGGCGTTGGTGGCGACCAGCCAGACCACCACCTCCACCAGCTACACCGATCTGGCCACCGTCGGGCCGGCGGTCACCTTGACGACCGGCGCCACGGCGCTGGTGACGGTCGGCGGGCAGATCCAATGCTCGGCCTCGACGATTACCGCCTTCATGTCGTGGGCGGTGTCGGGTGCCACCACATCAGCCGCGGTCGACGCGGGCCGGGCCGCTGCCATCGCGAACGTCAACCTGATCTGCGCCAGCCGGGTGTTCCTGATGACCGGCCTCACGCCCGGGTCGAACACGTTCACCGCCAAGTACAAGGTCAACGGTGTTGCTACGGGGACCTTCCAGGACCGCTACATCATGGTGCAGGCGTACTGATGGCCCGGCCGGCCGGGCTGGGCGGCCGGTTCCGGTGGCCCCCCGTACAGAACGTGCTCCTCGTCATCCACGGCCTCGGCTGGCTGGTCGCGATGGGGTTCGTCACGGCCTCCACCGCCAGCCACGTGCCGCCCAGCGAACTGTGGATGGCGCTGCCCCTCGGCGTGTCGGCGATCCTCGTAGCCTTTCGGGCCGGCGACGGCGCCGAGCACCGCAGACCTCCACCACCCCACCGAGAAGAACAGGGTTGACCCCGTGACCTATTGGATGGAGGTAGCTCGGTGGCTGGTCATTGGTGGACTCGCTGGAGCCATATTGGGCGAGGTCGTCGCACGGCCGTTGGTGGTGCGGCGGCGACAGAGGCGCCGGGGACAGGCCCGCTGAGCCGCCGGGTTCAACTGCTCCTGCTCGCCATGTCGTTCGCCGGGATGATCCTCGCGTCGGTGGTGGGGGTGCAACGCCAGGCCGACGGAGCCCGGCTGCGGACCTACATCGACTGTCAGGCCTCAGTCAACGAGGCCAACGCCCTCGCGACCCGGGCCCGGTCTGAGGCCTCAGACACCGACCGGGCCGCCGACCGGGAAGAGTCAGCCGCCACGAAGCGGCTCATCCTGGCTGTGTTCACCGCCACCGGCCCCGACCCGAGGGGCCAGATCAGGCAGGCGTTCACCGACTACGAGACGACGCTTCGTGACGTCGACGCCCGCCGCCAGGCGGCTGAGGAGCAGCGCCGCACCAACCCGCTGCCGCCGCCGCCGTCGGAAACGTGCCGGGCCGCCGCCTAGCCCGCTGGGGTCAGGTCGGGGGGCTGCTGCTCGAGGATGTCGTTGATGACCCGCAGGTAGAACCAGGTGCGTTTCGGGGCCACCAGCGCCAGGCGGTACAGGGCGTCCCGTACCGCTTCGACGTCGGCGACCTGCAACGCGGCCAGCAGGTCCTGCTCGGCCAGCTGCGCCGCGGCCGCCGCCAGCTCAGCCTTCACCGGTCGGCCCTGGCGGGCTGGGACTGGGACTGGCGGACCTGGTCGAGGGCTGCGACCAGCCGCCGCATCGGCACGCCCTGTTCCCGGCCCGTGACCTCGGACCGGAACGCCAGCATCGCTATCGCGCTGAGGGCGACCTCCTCGGCCGGGCGGATCAGCTCGGCCGGGGCCGGGTCGAACTGGACCTGGCCGCCGCGTACCGTCCACTGTCCGGCCAGGTCGCCCTCACCGTCGTCGGTGACCAGCTGCGCCACCAGGTCAAGGAATGGCCACGCGGCGGCGATCTGTCGCCAGTCGTCGGTGACTTGCTCGTGGGAGGGCCACGTGCCGACGTTGTAGGCGGCGCAGCCGATCCACCCGTTCCAGTCACACCAGCCGTGGGGGCCGCCGATCCAGCTCGACCCGATCCGGACGTTGGCCATATAGGCGAGGTCCAGCACACCCATCCGGGCCCGGAACTCTCGCAGCTCCTCCAGCCCTGGCATGCCGTAATGGGCCAACACGACCCCGGCGACCCGGTAGGCGGCCTTGGCCCATGCCCGGTCGTTCAGACACAGGATCCAGCTGTCGGTGCGGATCAGGATGTCGTTGGCCTGCTCCGGCGTGACGGGCTGCCCGACCACGAGCAGCCGCGGCCACTTGTCCAGGTCGGTCACCGTCCACCCCCGGCGGCCGGGATATGCCGGTGGTCGGGCATGGCGACCTGGCCCGGGTTGGTGGCCTGCCAGGCCACCACCTCGTCGAGGGCCAGCTGGACCTGCCCGGCCTGGGCGGTGGCCCCCGTGGCCAGGCACAGGTCGCGGTAGGCGGCGATGATGCCCGGGGCCAGGGCGTCCTTGGCCAGGATCGGGAACACCGGCATCGGCCCCCCCTCCTGGTGTGTGGCGTCCTGGTCCTCAACCGGGCCGGGTCGGGTCGGGTCACGGTCCGGGACGGGCCACCGGGCCGGCAGCAGGGCCATGGCCTCTTCGCGGGTCGCCACCCGGCGGGGGTCGCCCTGCCCGGCGACCCACACGAACCAGTCACCCTCCACTGCCGGCCCCCACACGGCGATGACCTTGTTACCGCCGGCGTAGCCGGCCACCTGCCCGTGCGGGTCGGTGTGCAGGACGATATCGATGACCTCACTCATGGCTCTGCTCCTCCTGGGCCCGGTCGTCCCGGTCCTTCATGATCTGGACAGCGTCGCGCCACGCCACCGGTCGGGCACCGGCGGCGATGGCCTGGCGTCGTTTGCCTTCCGTCACGTCGTAGTGCCAGAGCCGGCTCGGCTGGCCGGCGAACGGTTTGCCGGGCTGGAACCATGACCGGCGCAGCCCGATCGACTGGGCGAAGGCGTGCAGCTCGTCCTGGGTGTCGGCGAACAGGTGCGACCAGCGGCTACTGATCCGGTTCACCGTCGCTGGGATGAGCGAGTCGTCGACATAGACAGTCATGGCGGTCAGCTCCCGGCCCGATCGATGATTCGGGCAACCCTGCTAAGTAGGACCAGGTCCGCCACCGGTGGGTCAAACTGCGAAGCCTCACACCGCTGGCAGTGTCGGGCCCGGTAGGGAATCTGGCCATCAGGCGTCGCGCCATCGTGCCAGTCGTACCAGTCGTGGTCGAGGCGGAGGCACTCCCGTTTGTTCCAGCACCCATCGCACACCAACCGGCCGTCGATGATCTTCCAGTCCAGGTGGTCCGTCAGGAACAGCTCGGCCTCCTCGGCCGAACCGAAATGAAATGGCCCCTCCTCGCCGCCACTCCAGCCATCACCACAGTCATCACAGGTCGGCACCACGCAGCTGTGGATGGTGAATCCCATCGTCAACCTCCTTGCAGCCCGGCGGCCAGCCGAGCATCGCCGACGTACACCATCACGACGCGACCCCGATCGCCTTGCGGGCCACCAGCCTGGCGAAGCCGGACAGCATGCCCAGGTGTTCAGCGGCCCGCCCGACACAGGTCGGGCACCACGTCAGCCTCGAGGGCGGCACCTCGGGCAGCGGGTCGATCACATGCCGGCCGGCGCCGTCGGAGCAGTCCCAGCCGGCTGTGCCGCAGAACCCTTCCTTCATCGGCGGCCTGTCATAGCGCCACTTCGGGCGGGCCCGCTCCCGGCCCGGGTGCAGGATGTGCAGCCGCCTAACCTGGGGCGAGCCGTACAGGCTGTAGAAGGCGATCACGCGGCTGCCCTCGCGGCGGGGTACTCCCTTGGGAAGGGCTCGGGCCAGTCGGCCGGGTCGTGCCCTTTCGGGTCGCGGCAGCCCCACTGACGGGCGAGCACCTGGCCGGCTTGTTTGAAGAAGAACGGCACCTCGGCCGCGGTGCACTGGTCCCGCAGCAACCGGGCCCAGTCCGGGTCCATCGGCCTGGTCGAGCCGGACTCGCCACCGACCACGACCCAGTCGATCGGGATGCCCCAAGTCCGGCCGGGCTCACCGTGGTCGACGAGCCATGACCCGATGTCGACCGGGCTGAGCAGCGGTTCGCACGACAGCCACCGGACGCCAGCTGGTGTCCTCACCAGGTGCGGGATGCGCCGGTCGGCTTCCTGCTGGCTTTCGACCGACACCCCCAGCCACACGTTGGGCAGCGGCCACGGCGGAACCCACGCCCGTTCAGGGCTACTGCTCCAGCCGTCACCGAGCTGGCCCGAGTCGCCCGCGAGCCGCCGCCCGCCCAGGTCGAACGCCCACCGTGGCCGGCGTCCCGAGTGGCCGAGGATGTCCTCCACGTGCCGGGCTACCTGGTCCACGAAGCCGGGGCGGGTGAGGACCAGCTCCATCCGCTTGGCCCGCTTGGTCAGCACCTGGAAGGTGTGCCGGCCGGCGAGGGCCATGACAGCGAACACGCGGGCGGTGAAGTCGACGGACACCTCAGCGTGGAACAGGTCCGACATCGAGTTGACGAACACCCGCTGCGGGGCACGCCACGACAGCGGCCGCGTCACCACCGACGGGTGCATGGTCAGCCCGAACCCGGGGCCCGACGTGCGGGGGTCGCCGTCGATCTGGTACTTCGCCGAACCCATGCCCTTGAGCCGTTTCGCCATGGTCAGGGCGTAGCAGTGGTCGCAGCCGGGTGAGAGCCGGTCGCAGCCGGTGGTGGGGTTCCACACCAGGTTGGTCCATTCGATGTTGCTCACGTCGAACCCCCGGCCCGGGGCGGCTCAACGCCGGTCGCGGTGGCACTGGCCCGGCAGTCATCCAGGTAGGCGTCGCGGACCCGCCGGTACAGGTCGGGGCGGGGTTTCTCACGGCGCGGGTCGTCGTCGTCAAGGTGCTCGTCGGCTCGGAGCACCACCGTCTCGATCTCGTCACGCAGGTCGGCCCAGTCGGGGGGGCGGTCTGCGCCCAACATGTCCAGCAGCTGCTCCACGAGGTATTCGAGGTCGGCCCGCACGACGATGTCGGTTGCGGTGGCGTGGCGCTCCTCCACGTTGGGGCAGCGCGTCAGGCCCGGCCTCGGCTGGCCCGTTTCCGGGTCGATGTACTCGTCACAGTCGCACTGGCCCTCGACGCACTCCTGCTGGCCCCACAGGCACGCGGCCGCCGCGACGATCGGCTCCAGCTCGGCGATGCGGGCCCGGGCCGCGGCCACCTCACCCCGCAGCGTTGACAGGGACACCAGGGCCTCGTCGCCCAACGGCAACGTCGGCGCCTTGCGGGCGCTCACCGCGGGTCCTGCGAGTGGGGGCACGACTGGGTCATCAGCGGCGAGTACCGCTTGAGGTATTCGGCGTGGGTGACGTGGTGCAGGGTGCAGCCGTCGGCGTACAGGCGGTTCCGTTCGCTGCGCAGCGGTGCGACCAGCTTCCAGGCGGCTTCCTGGTCGGCGGCCGCGGAGCCTTCGATGACGTCGCGGGGGCAGCCGCACCGTTTGGTGATGACCCATTGGGTGCGGCCGGTCGGGTTGTCGGCGGTGGCGGTGGTCGGGTACTGGAGGGCGTGGGTGGTGGTGCGGGCCATGGTGTTGGCCTCCTTGCTAGGTGATGGATTTGGTGGTGCTGGTCTGGGCGGCCTGGGCGGCGATGGCGGCCCACCCGGCGCAGATCGGTGCCGGGCTGCCGTCGGCCTGGTACGGGATGGCGTCGCGGATGAGGGGCCGGTAGTCGGACGGGTCGCCGTCGATGACCCGGCCGTCGGGGTGCCGCCACCGCAGCGGGCGGCGGCAGCCGGTGTGGCAGAAGAACGGCCGACCGGCGTGGGCGTAGCTGATCAGCTCGTCGGCCATGTACTCGTCGGCCCGCTCGGGGCTGCCGGGCCGGTAGGCGCAGTCGGCGCATTTGGTGGCCGGCACGACCAGATCCTGCGGGCCGGTCGGCGGGACCGGGGCGGCCTGGTCGACCTCATACTCGGGCCGCCAGCAGGTGCACCCGGCCGGGCCCTGGTCGGCGTCGCCCATACAGCAGTAGGCCGACTCGGCGTCGGGGTGGGCGTCGGCCCAGGCCTGCGCCGCCGGTGACCCTCCCATGTGGATGGACACGTAGCTGCCGCTGTCGGCTGCGGCCCGGTTCGCGGCCGACACTGCCAACACCCGGGCCTTGGCCCAGGCCACCCCGGCCTCATCCATCGCAGCTCTCCTCCTCAAACTCGGTCCGGATCAGGTCGGCGGCCATGGCCAGCAGGGCCACCACATTCGCCTTGGCGTCTTCGGCACGGCCGGCCTCATACGGGGCCAGGAACAGGGCCTCAGTCATCGCCCGGTCGTGGTTGACGTACGCGGCCGTGAACCGGGCCGCCCACAGCGACGCCCGCGCCTCAGCGGGCAGGTCTGCCGGGTCGGCGCCTTCGACCTCGATGGTCATGCCGACGATCTGGGCGCCGTCCGGGCCGGCCTTGGCTGCCCAGTGTTTGATGGCGTGGGCGAAGCCCCGACACATCGAGTACAGGCCGACGGTGCCGTACCGGCGGACCACGGTCGCTAACTCCTCAGCGACCGCGACAGCGTCCCGGACCACAGCCTTTTCCAGGGCGGCGGTGACGTGGTTGGTGAGGGCGCGGGCCTGGGCGCTGGTCCAGTGGCTGCCGACGCCGGTCATGACTGTCGGACCTTCGCCTCGGCCGGGGCGGCGCAGGATCGGCACATTGCGTGGGGCATCGCCCCGTCGTCTGGGACCGGGGCAACCTTCCAACCCAGGATGCGGGCTCGGAGCTCCATCGCCGGGTACGTCTCCCCCGGCGCTGGTGGGAACTCGTTGCCGCACGGGGCCCCCTGTGCCCGGCCCTGGCGGTCGACCCGGCGGCCGGTGCACACCAGCGGGGCCTGCTGGGTGAGGGCCAGCGACGCGGCCACCTCGTCCAGGACGTGGCCGGGCGGGTACCAGACGCCCTGCCGACCCGGGCACGGCACCGGCGCCGGGAGCGCGACGACGTCGGCCAGGCGTGAGTGGACCTGCCCCGGCGTCGCCCAGTCGGTCGGGCATTCGCACCGGCCGCCTGACTCTGGCGCCTCCGACACGTGGCACACCGTGTCCACTGTGGCCACCGCGACGATCGCCGACCGGACCACCTGCTCGGCGACCGTGGCCCGCGGGTGCCCGAGGTGCTCGAGGTGGCGGTAGCCGGCCGGGTCGTCGGCCTTCCCGGCGTGGATCAGCAGCCGGCCAGCGGGCAGGGCCCAGGTGCGGTTCTCGACCGTCTTACCCAACCTGGCCACGGCCAGAGCCCACGGGTTGAGCAGGGTGATGGCACGCACCCCGACCAGGTCCAGACGGGACAGACTCACAGAAAACCCCCTCCTCGCAGTGCCGGGTCAGGCTAGTTGGCGTGGCTGATGTGTTCCACGCGACCCGCGCTCACATCTCCAGCACGGTCACCGGGACGGCGTCAGGGTCAGACTCAGCCGCCCCCAGCTCCATCCACCAACTGCCGTCGCGGATGGCCAGGCACCGGTCGCAGCCCCGCTCCGGTGGGCACTGGCCACACTCGCCGAGCAGCCGCCCCCAGTCGTGGTTGATCTCCTGGAGCAGCTCAAGCAACTCGCCCGGCGTAACCCAGCTGTCGTCAGTGACGTTTGCCAGGCCGATGACGCGGCGGCTGTAGGCGTTGAACGCGGCCAGGGCTGTGCGGGCTGGGTGGTGGCCCAGGGCGATCAGGATGCCGTCCTCCCCGATGGTGCAGACCTGCACCCCGTAGCAGGTGGTGAAGCCGTCCAGGGCGGGCAGGTCCTTGGCGGCGGCGGTCATGCGACGACACCGCCGCTTGGGCTGACCGCGCCCGGCCCCCTGGCGACCTCTTCAGCGATGGCGGCCAACTGCGCGCGCAGCACAGCCCGGTCACTGTCCGACAGTTGCAGGTCTTCGACGACACCGGCGAGCGACGTGGATGCCCGCACGACGGCTTGCTCTGCGATCTCCCGCGCTAGTTGCTTGATCTGGTTGACGTGCATGGGGTTGGTCCTTTCAGGGGTTGATGGCCATGTCGACGAAGCGGGAGAAGTGCAGCTGGGCTGCGACGGTCACCGTGTCGGTGGGGCCGTTGCGGTGCTTGGCCACGATCAGGTCGGCCTCACCCGCGCGGGGTGACTCCCGGTCGTAGTAGTCGTCGCGGTGCAGCAGGATCACCACGTCACTGTCCTGTTCGATCGCCCCCGACTCGCGAAGGTCAGACAGCTGGGGCCGTTTGTCGGTGCGCTGCTCCGGGCCCCGGTTGAGCTGCGACACGGCGATCACGGGGCACTCGATTTCCTTGGCGAGCAGTTTCAGGCCGCGGGACATGTCGGCGACCTCCTGCTGGCGTGACTCGACCCGCTTCGGTGAGGTCATGAGCTGCAGGTAGTCCACGACGACCAGCTTGAGGTCATGGCGTTGGCGCAGCCGTCGGGCCTTGGCCCTGATCTCCATGAGGGTCATGTTGGGGGTGTCGTCAACGAAGATCGGCGCCTCGCTGATCTCGCCCATACGGCGGGCCAACCGGCTCCAGTCGTCGTCGGACAGCTGCCCCGACCGGAGCACATGCAACGGCACCCGGGCCTCGGCTGCCAACAGCCGGGTGACGATCTCAATTTTCGACATCTCCAGCGAGAAGATCGCACTGGCCTGCCCGTGGCGGATCGCCGCGTTGCGGGAAAAATCCAGGCTCAGACAGCTCTTCCCGAGACCCGGCCTGCCGGCAATCACCACGAGCTGCCCCGGGTGCAGGCCCTGCAGCAGCCGGTCCAGATCCCCGAACCCGGTCGGGACGCCGGACATCAGACCGTCCCGCGACCCGACCGCTTCGATCTCGTCGAGGGCCGGCTGGAGCAGGTCGGCCAGTGTGTCGAACCCGTCGCCCTGGCCGCGGTGCTCGGTCAGGTCATACATGGTCTGCTGGGCCAGGTCGACCACGTCGTCAACGTCGCGGCCCTCACCGGACGCGGCGCCGTAGCCCATTTGGACGATGCGGGTGCCGGCCTCGACCAGCCGGCGCAGCAGCGCCCGCTCCGCAACAATGCGGGCGTAGTAGCCGGCGTTCGCGGCGGTCGGCACCGACGCGATCAGGGTGTGCAGGTAGGGCAGCCCACCGACCCGGGCCAGCTCGCCGGCAGTGGTTAAGGCAGCCCCGACGGTGATGGCGTCTGCTGGTTCACCCCGGCCGTACAGGTCGAGGATCGCGTCGAACACGGCGACGTGCGCGGGGCGGTAGAAGTCGCCCGACCGGACGATCTCGACCACGTCGGCGATGGCGTCTTTCGACAGCATCATGCCGCCGAGGACGCATTGCTCCGCCGGTATGTCCTGCGGTGGGGTGCGGTCAAACCCGCCGCCACGCGCGCCGCGCTGCTCTGGCACCTCGGCAGATGCGTCCTGCTGTTCGGTGGTCACCGGACGACCCCGCCGGCCTGCTCGAGTTCGATGGCGGCCTGCCCGGCCGGGGTGAGCTTCCACCGCAACGGGTCGGCCTGGTGGGGCCACGGCTTACGGTCGCCCAGCACGATCAGCCCCGCCGCCTCGGCCGCCTTCACCGGGCGGGTGCAGCGGCGCCAATCGCGCTCATTCATGGCATACGTCGCCGACCGTTGCACGACTCTGAACACGTGGCCCGCCGCCACGTCCCGCAGCAGGTCAACGTCGACCGGACCGGTGCGCATTGGGGACCCGCCTTCTTCTGGGAGCGAGGAGTTGCGATACAGAGTAGCCGGGCTAGGAAATGCAGTCCACACGACACAGCCAGGTCAACCACAGTCGTCACGTGTAGATCGCAAAAGGCATGTCTGATATACTGTATGTCAGCAACCCCCATGCCCACAGATCGCCACGCAGGAGGCCTGACCCCCCATGACCGCAACCCTGGCGTTAGTCACGAGCGACGGTGTCCCCGCCGAATGGACCTACGAATACGAGCTGGAAGGCGACGGCGTGCAGGTCGCGGTGACGCACCTCGCCACCGGCCTGGTCACCATCCACGACACCCTGCCCGACGCCTACCACTTCACCGGCCGCCCCGACGTGGTCGACTGCCTGATCGCTGTGGCGCTCGGCACCGTCGAAGGTTTCGCCCTGGACGACGACAAAGCCGCGGCCCTGGCCGCGTTGGACAAGCTGCTCGCCGACGGGCGGATGCTGCCCCCCACGGTGGAGGCCGAACACCGGTGCAGCTGCGGCGGGTTCCTGGCCCGCCGGGGCCGCCTTGCCCACATCGACGTCTGCGCCGACGAGGTCGCCGGCCGGCCCTGCTCGGACCGGCACAAGCGGTGCGACCGGCCCAAGGTGATGCAGTGCGAGCACCCGGCCTGTAAGCGCCCCAACCGGGCCCTTGCCCTGGCCTGCCTGTACGGCCACGAGTACTGCTGCGGCTGCTGCCACGGCGAGGACTGATGCTGATCCGCAAGACGCCGTTGCGCCGCACCCCATGGGTGCGGCGTAACCGCATTCAGGCGTCACGGCGCCGACGGGCCGGTGGGCCCACGAAGACCGTCGTCACGGTCGTGTTGGCCCGGTCGTGCCGCGACGGCCGGCCCTGCTGCGAGGTGTGCGGCCAGCCGCTGTCGGGCGAGCGTGGCTACGACTGGTCGCTGCACCACCGGCGGGGCCGCGACGGCAGCGCCGGCGAGCACGACGCGGCCAACCTGCTCGCTGTATGCGGCGGGTCGAACGTCGACCGGTGCCATGGCCGCATCCACGCCGGGCGGCCGGCCGCGGAAAGCAACGGCTGGTCGATCTCGCGGAACAGCGCTGCGGACCCGTTGACTGTTGCCCTGGTCGTGGACAACGGGAAACGGCGGGTCCTGTTCACCGCTGACGGCGGGTACCTCGAACAGCCACCCCCTATGCTACCCGCCTGATAGCATGATATGATCATGATATGACCACCAATCAGACCAGGAAGGGACCCGACACCATGTCCAGCAAACGACCCCCGGTGAAGGGATGGACCGGCCTGTACGCCGCGAAGGGTCCCGTCCAGCAGTGGCTCTGCCACGACACCGTCGCCGAGCTACGCGGTACCACACCCCGGACGTTGCCCACCCGCCCAGCCCCCGCCGGGATTGAGGCCACCTGGTCGGACTTCCTCGCCGGTGGCGGCGGCTCGACCCGTGGCATCTTCGACGTGCCCGGCGCTGGGGTCACCCTCGCCGTCAACCACTGGCCGCTGGCGGTGGAAACCCACAACGCGAACTTCCCCGACACCGACCACGACATCGCCAACGTCCGCCGCCCGGACCCCCGCCGGTACCGGGGCACCGACTTTGCCTGGTTCTCACCCGAGTGCACCACCTGGACCCAGGCCAACGGGCTGCCCTGCGACTACGACCAGGCCTCGCAGCAGCTCACGTTGGCGGGCATGCCCGACGGCGAAGATTGGGACACGCCGGAGGCCAACCTGGCCCGGTGGCGGTCACGGATGCAGATGATCGACGTGTTCCGGTTCGCGGAGGTCCACCGCTACCGGGGCATGATCGTCGAGAACGTGCCGGACATCTTGAAGTGGTTCAACTTCGACCGGTGGCTGGCCGACATGGCCAGCATCGGCTACCGGCACAAGGTCATCACGTTGAACTCGGCGTTCGCTTCCCTGCTGGGCCTGGGCGCCCCCCAGCTCCGCGACCGGGTCTACATCGTGTTTTGGCAGAAGAAGTACCGCACCCCGAACTGGCGCAAATGGTTGACGCCCAAGGCGTTGTGCCCATCGTGTGGCGAGCTGGTCGCGGCGGTTTACACCCCGAAGCCGGGCAAGCGTCGCCCGATGCGGTTCGGGTCGCAGTACGTGTACCGCTGCCCGAAGGCTGGCTGCAAAGCGGCCGTGGTGATGCCGCTGGTGTTGCCGGCCGCTGCCGCGATCGACTTCTCCCTGCCCACCCAGCGGATCGGGGACCGTAAGACACCCCTCGCAGCAGCCACCCGGGCCCGGGTCGAGGCGGGGATCCGCAAGTATTGGAGCCCGTTCCTGGCCGAGACTGCCGGGCACACTTTCGAACGGCGGCCCGGCGTACGGACCCGTTCGGTTGGTTCACCGATGTCGACACAGTCGACCACCGCCACCACCTCGCTGGCCTGCCCGGCGTTGATGGTGCCAACCGGCGGCACCTGGAACGACGATGCGGCCACTGTGGACGGTCCGATGCGGACCCGCACCACCCGCGAAAACGAGGCGCTGGTGTGCAGCCCGTTCCTGTCGGTCCTGCGGTCCGGGCGGCCTCGCAACATCCCGGTCGGCGAGCCGATGGCCACGGTGGTCGCCGACGGATCCGGCCATGCCCTGATCGTGCCCACCGAGTCGCGTGACGGGCAGCGGGCCCGGTCAGTGGATGAGCCGCTGCGCACCCAGACAGGCCGGCATGACCTGGCCCTGGTGGTGCCGTTGCGCAACAACGGTGTGGCCCAACCGGTCCAGGAACATCCCCTGGCAACGTTCGCCGCTGCCGGCACCCACCATGCCTTGGTGATGCGGAACAACACCGCACGCGGCGACCAGGGCCAAATGTCCACCGGCCTGGACGAGCCGCTGCGGACCGTGACCACGGCCGGGCACCAGTCGCTCATCGAATGGGGTCACCTGCTGTACGGCTACGACTCGGGCGACCTCCGTCCACTGTCGATGCCGATGCCGACCCAGACGACAGTCCAGGGCGACGGCCTGCTCGCGCCGGCGGTGGACGTGGACGACTGCACGTTGCGGATGTTGGCGGTCAAGGAAATCCAGGCCGGCATGGCGTTCCCCGGCGACTATGTGCTGCTGGGCACCGCCCAACGGGACAAGGTCCGGATGCTCGGCAACGCGGTCACGCCCTGCGCCGCCCGGGACCTGGCCGCCTGCCTCATGGAGGCCATCACCGGCGTCGAGTTCGAGCTGGCGGCCTGACCAACACCGACCGGATCATGTGGCTATCATCGGGATAGTCCGCTATGATGATGGTATGACCACAGCTGTCACCCCTACGGAGGCCTGACATGGCCGCGCTCACCATCACCCACACCCACGCTGAGGGAACCCTCCTGGAGGGTTCCCGCAAGGGCGACGGCGTGTACGAGATCGTCCGCCGCCACGGCTTCGCCTACTTCCCGTCGATCAAAGCCATCGGCATCCGGCAGAGCCGGGACCAGGTATCGAAGCGGTACCAGATCGAGCGGGCCGCTGAGGCGCTGCGCGCGGCCGGCCATGACGTCGACGTCCAGATCGACGACCAGCCCCGCAACCGGGAGCAGGTCCTCGCCGACCAGGCCGACCGGCTCGACGACCGCCGCGAAGCGCTGACACGCAAAGCCGGCCGGATTCAAGGTGAAGCCAACGCCGCCTACAGCCGTGCTGACCAGATCTCCCAACGTTTCGAGGGCGGGCAGCCCATCATCATGGGCCACCACTCCACCCGCAGGGCGTTGCGGGACCGGGAAAAGATGCACGACGCCATGTCCCGGTCGGTCGCCTTGCAGAAGGAGGCGGACACCACCGCCGCCCGCGCCGACGCGGTCGGCAACGCCGCCGCCCACAGCGAGCGCCCCTCGGTGACCCGCCGCCGCATCGAGACCACCGAATCGGAGTTGCGGGTCATCGCCCGCAACTTGAAGGGCTGGACCCAACGGTTCCTCAACAACGCCGGCGCGGTCTACGCCATCGACGAGCACCAGCCGGCATCCGGGAAATACCGGGAGCAGCTGCTCGCACGGCAGGCCCTGCTCGAGGAGCGGCTGCGCTACGACCGCGCCCAGCTCGCCAAGGCCGAGGCCGACGGGTTCGTGGTGTGGGGACCTGACAACGTCCACAAGGGAGACCTGGTCAAGTACTGGGGCGGGTGGAAGCCGGTCGAGAAAGTCAACAAGGTCACCGTCGGCTGCCCGTCCGGATACTCCTGGCTGGACAAGGTGAAGTTCACCGACATCCTCGCCGTGAAGTGCACCCACCGCGAAGGGGCTGCGGTAGACCTCGACGCCGAGCTGGTCGCGGACGCGCTCGCCGACCACCAGTCAGCACAGGTCACGCAGGCCGACGCCGAAGCTGACGGGCTTGCCGCCGCGCGCCTTGAGCGTGAGGCCCGGTTCGCCGCCATCATGGCCGCCCCCGTCGTCACAGCGGTCGCCTACTTCCCCACACCCAAGGTCGTAGCCGATCGGATGGCACAGATGCTCCCAGAGGGCCCGCTGACAGTCCTGGAGCCATCGGCCGGCGACGGGGCGTTGGTGCGCGCCGTCCTCGCCGCCCGGCCGCAGGCCACCATCACCGCGATCGAGCCGAGCTACGAGCTGGGCCGGCTGCTGGGCCGCCTCGCCGCCGAGGCCGGGCCGGGCTACCCGTCCGAAGAACCACGCCGGGTCGAGTTGCACGCCTGCCTGTTCGAGGACTTCGGCAAGTACCGCGACGAGCCGCCACAGTTCGACGCGGTGGTGATGAACCCGCCGTTCTCGGCTCCGGGCCATCCGGTGCTGTGGGCCGAGCACGTGCTGCTCGCCTACGACCGTCTCGTCCCCGGCGGCCGGCTGGTCGCGGTTGTGCCCGCCGGGTTCGCGTACCGGCAGGACAAGACGTCGGCCAGGTTGCGCGATCTGGCCGCCGAGGTCGGCGGCGACTGGGAAGACCTGCCCGACGGGTCGTTCGCGGCTGCCGGTACGCAGATCCGCACCATGTTGATCTGCCTCAACCGGCCGAAGCCCATGGCCCCGATCCCCGACACATCCTGTGGCTATCAGCAGGATAGCCTGCTATGATCATGGTATGACAACCACTCAGCCCAGCAAGGATGTGACGTCATGATGCTGCTGTCTCTCGAAGCCGCCGCCTACGTCCGCGTCACCCCCGGCCAGCCCCTGTTCGACCTGACCGGCCAAACCCCCACCGTCGCCTACATCGACGGCACCGGCCGTGTGCTGTGTCCCCGCCACCGCGACCACGCCCGCGGCGAGGTCATCGCCCAGGACGCCGACAACTCGGCCATGGACGAGGAACGCTGCGACAGCTGCCAGCTCCGCATCGCGGCGGTCATGTTGGCCGCCCGCACCGCACAGTTCGCCGCCGACTGCTACCCGTGCCGGAAGGCGTACCTCAACCATGGCGGCTGGCCGGCCCGGCCCTGCCCGGCCCACACCACCGGCCCGACGGTCGCCCTCGCGGCGATCGCCGACGACTGGCGCCTCGGGCAGGGCTGACCGATGTCAACCCCTTGGCCCATGCTCAGCCTGGACAGCATCGTCGCCGGTGTGGTTGCCGCCGGGTTCACCGCCCACGTCGACCACGCCGGTGGCAACACCGCCATCATCTACGCCGGCCCAACCCGACCCAACGAGGTCGACGGCGAACCCGACTGGTACACCGTCAGCGCCGGGCCCGGCTGGTTCGACGGACGCAGCGCAGCCAACGACGGCCGCGGGCAGGCCTGGGCATACACCGACGAGTTCAACGTCGGCCCGGACCGCGACCCCGACACCATCGGCTTCGAAGACATGATCTCCCCCACCGACGAAGACGAAGCGGTCGAGGCCATCTTGCAGGTCCTGGCCGTCGCCGAAGTCGGCCCGTCATGAGGACGTTCTACTTGGGCACGCACCGGCCCGGCTGGCTCGGCCAGCTGGGCGTGCCCCTGTTCATCTCCGCGTCGACCATGTCGGCGTGGAAGTCGACCGGTGATGACTGGCCCACCCGCCGCGACACGTTCCGCTTCGGCGGGTGGGCGTTGGATTCGGGGGCGTTCACCGCCCTGGCTCCGTCCACGGTGCACCGCGACCGGCATCCGTGGCACCTCGACCCCGACTCGTTCGGGGGCATGGTGACCCGGTTCGCGGAGGAGGTCGGCATCGCGCCGGACTTCGCCGCCATCCAGGACGTGCCCTGCGAACCGGAGCTGCTCGCCGCGAACGGGATGACCGTTGCCGGCAATCAGGCCGACACGCTCGACTCGTACCTGTACCTGGCCGCCGAGTTCGACTTCATCAACTGGTCGCCGGTGCTGCAGGGCTGGAAGCCGGTCGACTACGTCAACCACATGCGGGCCTACGAACGGGCCGGGGTCGAGTTGTGGCGGCACACACCGGTCGGGCTCGGCTCGGTGTGCCGGCGCGGCCGGACCCGCGACATTGTCGCCGTGGTTCAGACAGTGCAGGCGTACGCCCGCGCCACCTACGGCCGGGAGTTGCGGCTGCACGGGTTCGGCCTCAAGTCGGAAGCCGTCGGTGTGGTCGGGCACCTGCTCGACTCGGCCGACTCGCAGGCCTGGTCGCGGCGGGCCCGGCTGGAGAACATCCACCTTGACGGCTGCGTCCATCCCGGCCCGTGCAACAACTGCCGCCGGTACGCGCTGGCCTGGCGGGACCAGGTCCTCGCCGCCGCCGGCCGCGACCAGCAGATGGCGTTGGATCTGCAGCTGGCCGAAGTGGCATGATGTCGGCCATTTCCGGGCAACTCTGTACTATCACCACGATAGCCTGCTATGATCATGGTATGACATCAGCTACCACCCCCCAGCTCAGCTACATCGCGTCGCTCGCCGCCGCCCGGCCGAACTCCCACCTGGTCCCCTCCTATTGGGAGTGGATTTCGCAGGGCTCCGAGCTGACCGTCGCGGAGGCCTCCGCCATCATCGACGGCCTGCTCGCCCTGCCGAAGCCGGCACGCAAGTTGGCCGAGCCCGGCTACTACACCCGCGACACGGACGTGTTCGTGGTCGTCTACAACAAAGACCGCACCCGGACCTACGCGAAGCAGCTGATCGTGCCGGCCGACATCAACCGGCGGGCCTTCTGGAAGTACGCCCCCGGCGTCGGTTTCGAACTGGCCGACCTGACCCCCCTCACCGTTGACGAGGCCCGCCGGCTGTCCCACCTGCACGGCGTGTGCGTGATCTGCGGTATCCGCCTGACCGACCCGAAGAGCGTCGAGCGTGGCATCGGCCCGGTATGCATCAAGAAGATCGGCGGCCGGGCGTTGGTCGCGGCATGAACACCACGCTGCGGACCGAGGCCGACCTGCTGCGCACGTTGAGCGCCGGCACATACACCGTGGCCGAGTTGTACGCCCAGGCGGAGCGGGCTGGTCTCGCCGACCGGCCCGGTGGCCGGGTCCGCATCCAGGACGGCAAGGAGCAGTACAAGCGGCGGGTCCGGTCGGCGTTGCAGACGCTGCGCCGCCAGGGCCGGGCCCGCCGCCTGGACGACGGCACCGCCGCCTGGGTCATCGAAGGGACCCCCGACCGGCCCTGCCGGGCCCTGTTCGTGTGGCTGCCCTCTGACCCGTCGCAGGTTGAGCTCGTGCTCGGCCGGGCCGCGCAGGTGCTGCGCCAAGCCGACGAGCCGATCGACCTGGTGTTGGCCGACCCGCCGTACGGGCTGGGCCGTGGCGCCGGCCAGCCCTCCGCCTACGCCCGCGACGCCGGCAGCGTTGTCGATGGATACGTTGACGTGGACCCCGCCGAGTACGCCGAGTTCACCGCCGAGTGGATCGCCGCTGCGGCGGACACGATCCGGCCGGGCGGATACCTGGCCGTGGTCACCGGCCCCCAGCTCGCCGCCCGGGTCCAGGTCACCGCCGAGGACGCTGGCCTGACGTACGTCAACTCGATCGCGGTGACCCGCCAGTTCGGGCTCTACACGACCCGCCGGTTCGTGCACCAGCACCACCGCATCACCCTGCTCACCCGGGGCGCCCTGGATTCGCCGCTGCGCACGTTCAACCGGCCGGCGGAGATGCCACGCGGCGCGGCCGGGCAGGTGTACGCCCCCGACGTGTGGTCCGACATTCCGGAGGAGCGCCGGCCCGGGCTGCTGCGCTACGACAACGCCCTGCCCGTACGGATGGTGTCGCGGACGATCCGGGCCACCACCTGCGCCGGCGACCTCGTCGCCGACCCGTTCCTGGGCTCCGGCACCACCGCCGTCGCCTGCCTCCAGACCGGCCGCCGCTTCTACGGCGGCGACGTCAACCCCGACAGCCTGCGGTTCGCGATGGCCCGGATCCTCGCCGAGGTCACCCCTGCCCTCGCCGACGCCCGCGGGCTCGAGGTCGACGACCGGCCGCAGCAGATGCTCCTCGACCTGGGTGGCGTGTCATGACCGCCGTCCGCTGCCAGCGCTGGAATGAGCAGCTGCCGCTGTGGCAGCCCGGCGACGTCGACGGCCGGTTCCAGTCCCGCTCATACACGGTCGCTGAGATCGCCCACAAGCCGGCCCGGGAGTTCGTCCTCACCCACCACTACAGCGGCTCGTTTCCGTCGGCCACCGTGTGCTACGGCCTGGTCCGCGGCGGGTCCCTGGTCGGGGTGGCGGTCTACTCGATGCCGACCCAGTCGGCGGTGCTCACCAACGCGTTGCCCGAGCTGCGCCCCAACAGCGAGTCGTTGGAGCTCGGCCGGTTCGTGCTCCTCGACCCCGAACCTGGCAACGCCGAGTCGTGGTTCCTGGCCCGCTGCCACGAACAACTCCTCGCCCGGGGCGTGGTTGGGGTGGTGTCGTTTTCCGACCCGGTACCGCGGACGCTGGCCGACGGCCGGCAGGTGTCACCCGGCCACGTTGGGATCATCTACCAGGCCACCAACGCCCGGTACACAGGCCGGTCCACGGCCGGGGTCGAATGGGTACTGCGAGACGGGGTGATCGTCACCCGGCGGGCGGTGCAGAAGGTCCGCAGCCGCGACCAGGGCCACGGCTATGTGGAACGGCTTCTCACCGACCGGGGCGCTGCGCCCCTGCAGGACGGCGACGACCCGAAGTTGTGGCTGACGGCCGCGTTGGACGCGGCTGGCGCCCGGGCCGTCCGGCATGCCGGCAAGCACCGCTACGTGTTCCAGCTCGGCGCCACCGCACGGGCCCGCGCCCAGGTCCGCGTCGCCCTGCCAGCCCTTCCGTACCCGAAGCAGCCAGACCTGCCCACGTGTTGACCGGATTTGCTAGGCCGGATAGCCTACATGCATGACCGACGCTGCCCCTGTCGCTGCCCCCGACGGTGAGACGTTGAGGCAGTTGCGCCTCGGGATTCACCCCGGGCCGTGGCATGGGTTTGAGGTCATCGGCTACGACGGCATCGCCGTCTGGTGCGGGTTCAAGACCCGGGCCGGTCAGCCAAACGCGCGCACTGTGCGCGGGTTGGCGAAGACGGATCCCCGCTTCCCTCGGGCCGTGTTCCGGGTCCCGATACGCGGCGCCGCCGAGATGTTGCTGTTCCCGGCCGGGCCGGCCCGCAAGTGGGCCATCCAGGCCGGTTGCCTCGAACCGGACGGGGTCACCCCGCGCCGGCGTAAACCGCATCGCGGCCCCAGCCGCGCCAGGCGCGGCGGATAGACCACGGTCCCCCCCGCTCCCCGCTGAGGCCGAGATTGTGAGGCTAGACCTTGGCAGGGTTCGGAAGGGACCGCGTACACGGAAGGCCCCATCCCACGAGAACGCGGCCCAACCGCTCGCCCGACAGTACAGAGTCGACGGGAAAGGGGATCAACGTCCCCCGGTGTGTGCCGTATGCCCAAGGAAGCGAGCGCACCCCCGATGACAGACACACATCCCGAGGCACCGCCCGTGCCGGTCGACGGCCGGTTGACGGTGGAGCAGTACAACGCCCTGGCCGGGCCGATCAACCCGAACCGGGTCCGCGAACACGACGACGGAACCCCCTGGATTGAGGGCACCGACGTGCGGCGGTGGCTGACCCGGATCTTCGGCTACGGCGGTTGGGGCAGCGAAACGTTGCGGACCGTTGTGCTCGGCGAGGAGATGGTCCCAGCCGACGACGGCGAGACGAAACCGGCGTGGCAGGTCACCCGCGAAACCACGGTCCGGCTCACCGTCCGCACCCCAGCCGGCGCCGTGTTGACCACGTTCGACGGCACCGCCGCCTGCACCAAGACCTGCGCCACGTTGGGGGAGGCCCACAACGACGCCACGAACACGGCCGAGACGTTTGCCCTCAAGCGGGCCGCCGCGAACCTGTCCGACCTGTTCGGCCTGGGTTTGCGGGTCGGGGTGCTGCTCAAGCCGTACATCGGCGGGGCGTTGGCACGACCCGACGGCACGCCAGCACCTGCCTGGGCCGCCGCGCAGGAAGACGAGCCGGCCCCGGTGCCCGACTGCGCTCCAGCCGACAACGACGATGTCCCCCGCCGGCCGGTGACCGCGGCGGAGGGCGCCCGCCTGATCGCCGCCGCGTCGCGTGGCCCGATCCCCCTCACCACCCGGCCGCTCGCCGACATCACCGCCGCGTTGGAGGCGTCGATCGTGCGGGCCCGCCAGGCCCGCGACGACGAAGCTCTGGTGCCGTCGTGACCGCCATCAACGGGCCGGGCGTCTACCCCGACATCCCCGACGACGTGTACCACGCCGACCCGGTCCTGCACCTGGGCGGCTCGTTGTCGTCGACCGGGGCGCGGAAGCTCCTCGACTGCCCGGCCCGGTTCGAATACGACCGGCGCCAGCCGACCCACACGTCAGACGAGTTCGACCTCGGCCACGCAGCGCACCGCGACGCGCTGGGTACCGGCGTCGAGTTTGAGGTGTGCGACTTCCCGACCTGGGGATCCAACAAGGCGAAGGAGGCCAAGGCCGCGGCCCGGGCCGCTGGCCGGACACCCCTCAAGCCGGACCAGTTCGCCCAGGTCGAGCAGATGGGCATAGCGCTGCGCAAGCACCCCACGGCGGGGCCCATGTTCGAACGGGGCCTGGGCCAGTCGGAGCTCACCCTCATCTGGCAGGACGACAGCACCGGGGTGTGGTGCCGGGCCCGGCTGGACCGGTGGATTGATCCGTTCATCGTCGACTACAAGACCACCACCGACGCCTCGCCGGACAAGTTCCGGTGGGCGGTCGAAGACCACGGCTACCACATTCAGCGGTCGTTCTACCTCCGCGGCGCCCACGCCCTAGGCCTGGACCCGGCCGAGTTCCTGTTCGTCGCGCAGGAGAAGAAGCCGCCCTACTTTGTAGGCCTGTACCGGATCAGTGCCCGGTCGGCCCGCATCGGTGACCTGCTCGTCCAGGCGGCGCTGGAACGGTACCGGGACTGCACCGCGTCTGGCCTGTGGCCGGGCTATTCGACCGAGGTGGAAACCCTGACGCTGTCGCCCAGGGCGCAGCGGAAGGTCTACGCCCTCGACGCCGCCTAGCCGACGACGGCGGCCCACCGGAATCCCCGGTGGGCCGCCGTTTGCATGACCAGATCCCGCAGGCTGCAACCCCCTGCCGCCGATCGACGCGACCGCCAGCATATCGGACGGACCGACCCCCAACCGCTTCGGCGCGTCCCCCGTCTACGTGTTGAGGGCATCTTTGATGAATGATACCGTCCAAACCCATGGCCCCTGCAACCCCCGACCGCACCGGCACCGGCGAGGCGTACTGCGAGCTGCGCGCGCTGCGAACCGTCACCAACGCCGGGTTGGCCAAATATGTGGCCTCCCTGCCCGACGACGGGCACGTGATGCAGCTCCGCAACGGCTACTACCGGACGTTGCTGCGCGACGAGTCCAGCCCCTGGTGCGACGGGCTCGACACAGCCGCCCACCATCGCCGTGTCGTTGACCTGGCCACCAAGCCGGTACCCGAGTTGCTGACGTTGGCTGAGGCCGCCGAGCTGCTGCCGATCGGCCAGCACGAGTTGAACCGGCTGACCCGCGCCTGGTCGTTCTATCCGCTGTACGGCCGCACCCCGAGCGGGCAGGGCCGGGTCCGGTTCCTGTTCGCGTCGCAGGTCCGGTTGGCCGCATTGGACCGTAACCCGGACGCCGACCCGGCCGAGCGGGAGGCAGCCTTCGCCGTGTGGCTGCGTCAACGGAGTCTGCTGCCCCCGCTGACCCCCGCCGACATGGTCGACGTTGACCTGCGGCCCAAGCCGTCACCGGACCCGCTGCCCCTCGACCTGACCAGCAAGCCGTTGCCGAAGGTATGCATCGAGGGGCTCCTCCGCGCGCAGGACAACGGTTGGCTCGAGTACAGCCACCCAGCCGACGGCGGCTACGTGATCAAAGTCCAGCTGCGCAGGACGGCGGAGCCGTTTGTGCGGAACATCCCACAGTCGCGGGTGCCGCCGTTCCTGCTCGGCCTGGCCGACTTCCACGGCCGCGGCGCCGAGTTCGCCTACCGGGCCGGGCTGGGCTAGCCCAAGCTGACCGCGACCCCACCCGACAGCGGCGAGTCGTGCAGTTCGAGCCGGACCAGCTTGCCGTCCTTCGGGATGTCGAACACCAAGGTGCCGTTGACCTTGTTGCCGGGGTTGATCGGCTCGTACAGGACCCGCCCGGCGTCGTCGAGGTAGATCGACGCGGCCGAGTCAGCGTCGTAGGTCGCGCCGGCGGCGTTGTAGGCGTGCTGGTTGGTGGCGGCCAGGGTGCGGGGCTCGCCGCCGATGTTGGCGACGGTGACGGACACCAGGCAGTACTGGCCCTGGGCCTTGCGGCTGAACAGGTCGCTGCCGACCTGCGCCACACCACATTGGACCTTCGTCACGGTGAACTCGAACTTGCCGTCACGGGCCGGCTGGCCCAGACCCGCCACGGCAGGGCCGGCCGCCCCGTTGCCGCCGGCGCTGGCCGCGGTGCTGGGGACGCTCTTCGCGGCCAGGGCGACGATGAGGACCACGCCGCCGCACAGCAGCAGCAGACCACCGCCGATGATGCCCAGGACCAGCGGGACACGGCTACGGCGGGGGGTTGGGGTTACGGTCGGGTACATGGTCAGGGCTCCATCCTGATCTTCGGGCCCTGGGTGGCGTCATGTGCATAGCCGCCGCCACAGGGCCCGTTCCTGTTTGGCGCCGCCGACAGTACGCGATCGGGTCGCGTTGCAGTGTCCTCGGCGCCCTGCCCCGAAGAGGGCAAAAAAAACCTTGCGATCCGGCCCCCAGCCGCTTGCTACCATGATGATAGCCCGCTATGATTAAAGTAGCAAGACGGGGGAAATTGAAGATTGAAAACTCCACAGAGGCGCCGGGGAAGCAAGACCCCCACCCGCACCCGCGACGAACGCCAAGCCGCTAGGTACGAGACGAGAGGCCACCGGGAAACCTGCCCGGGCCCGCCCGCAGATCGGTTGCAAGGCCTGCAACCTAGACACCGGACGAGCCAGCCGACCGAGGACCACCGAACGCAAAGCGAAAATCGAGCGGAACGGGCAGAGCGACAAAGCCAATCACGGTGGGGCCGAGGGCGTCGCGTCCCGGCCCGCGCCGTGACTGCCGGAGATATCCGGCAGCGCGCACGTGAGGAGACGCCAAATGAAGATCGGCGATGTGTTGACGTTCGACTTCCAGTCCGACGACTTCGAGGGCGAATACCGCCTAGTTGAGCACGCCGGCGGCCGGCGTTGGGTCGCGGAGTACGTCGAGCCGAGCGATGAGCTGATTGACCGGGCGACGGCCCACTACCTGCACGCCGCCCACCCCTACCTCGGGTACGTTGACCCGTTCGGCCCTGGCCGCCGCGAGGCCACCCGCCAGGAGGCGTTGGACGCCGAGATCCTGGAGCGCATCGAGCGGACTGGTCGCCGGTTCCAGATCGAGTTCGTATCCGCCGCGCGTTACGCCGAAGCATTCTGATCCGAAGCGCCCTGACCATCTTCGGCCCAGCTGGTCCTGTACCAGCCGGAGCCGTGGCCCGTCAGGGCCAACCGACCTTTCCCCCACCGCGCGTTGAGCACCCCCCCTTTGCTGCGGGGTGTGCCCCGCGCGGCCTAGCCCTGAGGAGGGCACCATGAACGTGTTCGGCATCAACATCCAGCGGTCCAAGACGCTGGCGTCCACAATGGCCGCGCTCGCGAAGCCGGCTGTGGACACCGACCCCCACGAGTTGGAGTCGGTCAAGTTCGGGCGGCAGTACCAGAAGGGCACCTCCCACGAGATGCTGTCGGTACTGGACGCCAACCGGCGGGCGGCAGAGAAGAACACGAAGACCGCGCTCTATCTGTCGATCCCCCACCAGGCGCTCTACCTGCTGTCCAAGGTGGAGCTCAAGCACACCACCCCGATCGAGTGGGCGGAGACGGGTTTGGCCATCGCCATGGCGCTCGTCATCCCCTACCTGGTCGACCAGCTGATCCTCATGTGCATCAGGAATCTGGCCGCGCGGGCCGCTTCGGCCGGTTCGAAGTGGCGCGCCGGCGGGACCCTACTGGCGGCCCTGCCAGCGTCGATGTACGTGAACTTCGCCGCCCCGGGAGCGTTCGTGCTCCGCGTCGCGGCCGCTGGCCTGATCGTCCTGGTCGCTCTGTACCAGATCGTGCGTACCGTCCGCCCCAACTTCACCAAGGTCGGCGAAACCGAACGTGAGTTGAGGGCCGAAATCGACAGCATCGCCGGCACTGCCGCTTCGCCTGTGGCGAAGCCCAAAGCGGCCCAGACCACCGCCGACATCAAGCGCAACGGTGAGCGGGCCCTCGAGTTGGCAACCGCCAACCCGGCCATGACAGTGTCCGAGCTGATGCGGGCAAGCCGCGTCGGCCGGGACCGGGCCCGCCGCATCCTCGACGAGGTGAACGGGGTCAACGTCCCGATCTCCCCGATCGTCGGCCCGGTCGGCGCCTACGCGGGCGCCAAGGCCTAAGCACAACAGAGCCGGCCCCGTGACCCGGGGCCGGCTCTGGCCTGCACCTCCGGTCCGGCTGGTCACGTACCAGCCGGAGCCGTGGCCGTCAGGCCAGAACCGACCCAGACGGGCATCTGGGCAGTCGGATGGGAGAACCGACATGCTCCAAACGATCACGAGGTGGCTGACCCGCAAACCCGAGCCCGAGCCGACGACGCTGCCGAAGTTCGTGTACGACGCGCCCTGGGGCGACTGGATCAAGGTGCTTGAGGATCTGCGTCAGGCCGAAGACGCCGTGCTGGTCTACGCCCAGCGCGACGATCTGCCGGCCGGGGTGGCCGGTCAGATGGCCCACGCAGCGGACAAGATCAGGGTGGGCCGCCGGCACGACCTGATGCGTCTGTGTAAACCACCGATCGACGCCGCACACTTCGAACCGTGCTGCACGCACGTCTCCGAAGCGCTCGCCCGCACCAACGCCCCCCTGTCCGTCTGACTAGCCGTGCTGCACCGGCCCAGGGTGATGGGCCGGTGCAGTGCGGTGGCCACACGACCCCACCTGAGGAAAGAGAGAATCCCTGATGTCACGCAACCTGGCCGCGGGCGACGTGGTCGTGTTCACCACCCTGCCGGCCACCGGCCGCACCTACCTGGTGACCGAGTTCGACCCCATCCGCGACGACGACACCGACCCGCTGGTGCGGGTCTGGCCCACCGACCCGGACAACACCAAGGGCGGCCAGTGGATCAGCCAGAGCCTGCTCGCGTTGGCGACCACCTGCCCCCAGCACTGCCCCGGCTGCGGCATCAACCTGAAGGCCGAGGGCTACCCGGTCGGGCACCAGAACGACGACGGCGACCAGTGCGAATGGTCATGGGAACGGCAGGCCGCCATCCTCGCCGACCTGCACCTAGCCGAACTGGCCGAACTGGACCAGGCAGAGCCGGTAACCGACGAGACGCGGGGCTGGGTGTCGGGCAAGTTCATCCCCGGCCCCGACTGGCTGACCGTCGCCGGCAGCGCGCACCAGCTCGTCACGCTGTACCCGACCGTTGAAGAGGCAGCCGAGCACGCCCGGGCCGGCGACGACAACATCGTCGCGTTGGTCGACCACCCCGGCCAGGTCGACCCGACATGGTTCAGGGTCGTCGACGGCCAGTGGGAGCGGCTGTGCCTGTACCGGCGGGTCGGCTGCGGCGCGAGCCACGAAGACCACCCCAAAGCCGACCCCACCATGCGGGCCCGGTGTGCCGTGCACAGCGCCAAGCTGGGCGGCGGGACAGCGATCCAGCACTACGACCGCACCCATGACCGGTACGTGTGCTGGCACTGCGCCATGGACGTGTTCCACAGCCACGCCGCCACCCGGCGGCTGCCGCACTGAGCCACTGAGGCACTCAGTAGCACCCGCGCTTCGCCTCCACCGTTCGGCTACCTCGCGCATCAGCCGAACGGTGGAGTCAGCGATCGCGTCGCCGATCATGCAAAGTCCTGTTTTCGCAGGTCACCGATCCGCGCGTACCTGGCCGCCACGGACGTCGAGCCGTGCCCGCCGCGAACCGCACGGCTCACCAACCGACGAGAGGAAACCCGCATGAACAGCGACGTGCAGTACTTCGAAGCCGTGTCAGAGCTGCTCGACATTGGCGGCCTCGCCGTCAACCGGACCTGCGTCGGCCGCTGCCCCGAATGCGGCGAAACCGTCGAGAACATGGACGGCGACACGGCCCTGGAGCACCGCATCTGGGCCGGGATCCTCACCACCGAACTGGACCCCGGCGAGGAGTGGCTGACCGAGCTCGGCGCGACTGTGGTCGTCGTCGGCTGCGAAGGCTACTGGACTATCGACCCGGCGCTGGTCGGGATGTCCCGGCCGGCCTGGCAGCCCTCAGACAGCAAGGAATGGTTCGAGGTCGACGGGGCCTGGGTCATCGCGGACCTGTCCCTGGCGGTCACCGTGGACGACGACAAGACGTGGACGCTGCTGGACCTGTCCGCCGCGAAGCCCGAAGAGGTTGCCAGCTTCTCCACCCCGCAGGCCGCCATCGCTTGGGCGGAGACGTTCCCCGCGTAGGCGGGGGTCGGGCCGCAGCAGAGCGGCCCCGAACGAAGGAGATGGCCATGGCCATCAGCATCCAGGATTTGGCCCGCGAGCTTAACGTCACCGAAGCCAACGTGACAGCGCTCGCCGACCAGCTCATCCAACTCGACGGTGAGGAAGCCGTTGTGGCCAGCCAGACGCAGGCCCGGTACGCCCGGGGCGTGTGGGTGACCGAGTTGACCGATGAGGCGGCTCAGACGATCCGGGAAGCCATCGAGGCACAGCGCAGCTGACCGCACACCCACAAGGGCCCCGGCCCGCCTCCGACACGCTCGGGGGCGGGCCGGGGCCCTTTTTGCGTTTCCGGCCACTGCACCGGCTCGTTGCACCGCTCGATGATCAAAGCAGCGTTGCGGTCACGGACGGGTGGCGGCCCGGTGCTGCTCATCGGTCTGTCGGCCGAGAACATGGCCCGGCTGGGCATCGACAAGCCGATCGCATTCAACGCCGCCGACGTGGGGTTCGCGCCGCTGCCCATCGTCATCGTCGGCGGGGTCACCGAAGACGACATCCAAGACCAGGTGACCCGCGTCGGCGGCTACCTCGCCCAGGTCGCGATGACGGACCCGGCCGTCGACCAGCCGCCGCCGGCCCCGCCGACCGAGGCCGACTACGCGGCGGCCGCGGCGGCCCTGGACTCGCTGCCGCCCGGGGCGGCGACGGGCGGCGACCTGGCGAGGGTTGCCCTGAACGCTGCCTACGCGGCCCGGGTCAATGTGGCCGCCGCCGGCGAGTCGTTCACCTGCCCCCGCTGCCTGGTCGCGTCGCACAACGCGAACGACGCCACCCATGGCTACTGCGCCCGCTGCCACGCCTTCACCGGCGTGGACATCCATGTGGGGCGGTAACCCACGCACGCCCCGTAGGTCACCACCCCAGCGCACCAGTGTGCCGGCCGGCGGCTACGGTCTGGCAGAGCCGCCCGGCCCATCGAGCGTGGTCGTTTGGTGGGGTTGATTCTGGGAAACCAGACCGTCGAGCAGAGCCTGGATGGCGGCGGCCCCTGACCGGCGGGCGAGACTCTCGATGTGCAGCCAGATGCGGCGCTGCTCGTCTTCGGGCAGGGCAGCCACTGATGGGGGCGGTGTCGCGCCGGGCCCCTTGAGCCACCACACGAGCTGGTCGACGAGGCCTTCGACGGTGAGGCGGCGCCGCTCGCCCGTGTCCGGGTCGGCCACCGCGGCGGCGTTCACCGCCTGCCCGGCGGTAGGGGCCGCACCCCGGTCCGCTGCACGAACACGGACCTGCGCTCTACCGCTTCGCCCTGGTCGTCGAGCTGGTAGCCGTCGAGCCACACCCACCCGTCATCCTCGGCGGTGGTGGCGGGCTCTTCGCGGATGACCCGGAACCCGATCGGTGTCACGAACTGCGGTGAGGCCGCCCGGCTGAGCAGGATCACATCACCAGCGCGCATTCCTTCGCCCCCCTTTGCCTCGGTAGCTTCCCCAGGCCCGGGCCC